CTAGAACGGTAGCCAGGAAATTTCATTGCATGATCGCACCCTTATCGTCGCCGCTGACGGTGAGTCAAAGCATTGATCCGTACATCTTTTATCAACGCAGGCCGTTACGCAAGCCAGCATTTCATTTTTCGCGGCTTCCGTGTCTTGCTGCGCACGCTGTTCAGCGACCACTAGGCTATCAAAGTCCAAATATTTCAACCTTGGAAATAGATAGCTTTGTAGACGCTTTAAATTTTCGCGTCTTGTAGCTAAATCTCTTCTGATTTCTTCTTGCTTATCCAAAGGGAACATTGGCATCATGCTCTCAGCCAGGGCGATCGATTTCAAGCTTCCATTACTAATAGTTAGGCAATACACAGCTTTCAAATCTGTGTTCGTAGGCAGTTCCGCCGTAAACGATGGTGAACTCGCAGTCGAAAAAACAATAAAATAAGCTGTAAATTTAACGCTTTTTCTGAATTGCATAAGTTCGCTCCAATTGTAAGCTCGCGGCGATTTTGTCCCCGGTTCGCGCTTTATTTGTCACCGCAATAAACAAGGCGCTTGCGGGCTATTTGTCCCTCAAACGCCTTTAAGTGGATTATGACTTACGCACCTTAGCAAAATAAGCTAAGGCCAAAAACGCAAGGACAACAAAACCTCCGAGCTCTATTGCAAGGCGCGTTAATGCATTGTCCTCGAAAAACAGGGCAGCCATGCTCGACGGATCTGGGCTTTCAAGAACCCTGCAAACCGCCGTCCACCACAACAGGCAAAAACCCCAAATTGCCAATGGCAGATACTCTGGCTGCAAGAACGCGACAGACACCACTAAACAGCTACACACAATCACGCAACCGCAGGCAATATACACAACAGCAGCGCTATAACCGTTAGCAATAGATAAAGTAGCAAACAAATACACAAGCAAGAGATTGAAAAAAAATACTGACGTAACTGCAAAATTAACTAATTGGCGCATGTACCCTCCCTTTAAATTTAACGATTTGGTAAATACTAAGTCCAAATTATTTTTTGGCAAGGTACAAGTGCCGGTTTTCGCATGTAACCAACAAATATTTAAAGCAACTGCCCTGCATGTGCAATTGCACCACCCCAACTCGCAGCACTAATCCTGCTTAGCTAGATACCGGTAACGTCCTGAATGAATGGCGCTAGTGAGGTTTGGCCTAAGCGCAAAGCTCCATTCAGCAGAGTTACACGGCTGAACTTGATGATACTTTGATGTACATTTATACTGAATGCATATACAGTATAAATATCATGACCGCACCTATCCCCATTTCCGACACCCCTGCCCTGATCACTTTGTTTGGCACAAGCGTGCAAGCAGGTTTCCCCTCGCCTGCTGCTGACTATGCCCAAGGGAAAATCAATCTCAATGAACACCTATTGATCAATGAAAATGCCAGCTTTCTGTTTAGGGTGAGCGGCGAGTCCATGCGGGACATTGGCATCTATGACGGCGACACCTTAATTGTCGATCGCTCAATTGCGCCGGCACACAATCAAATCGTCCTGGCCATCGTCGACGAGGAATTCTGCGTTAAGCGTTTATATAAGCGCGGCCAGGTCATCAAGTTGCTGGCAGAGAACCCTGCCTTTCCTGAAATCGCGTTTAAAGATGGGCAGGAACTGCGGATCTGGGGCGTCGTCACATTTAACTTGCATCGTCTTACCAATGTGTGAGGCATGCCAATGGAAGTACAACAACGCAGCATTGCGCTAATCGACTGCAATAATTTCTATGTTTCCTGCGAAAGACTGTTTCGCCCAGATCTGTTGAACCGGCCTGTAGTCGTACTCAGTAATAATGATGGGTGTGCCGTGTCACGCAGCCAGGAGGCAAAAGCCCTGGGTATTAAGATGGGCGGGCCTATCTTTGAGGTGGCAGACCTGGTCAAGAAGCACAATATCGCGGTTTTCAGCAGCAACTATGCCTTGTACGCAGATTTGAGCAACCGGGTGATGTCAATATTGTCCGAGTATTCCCCGGAGCATGAGATATACAGCATTGACGAATCTTTTTTGGACTTGACTGGATTTCACGATATCCCTGATCGCTGCAAACAAATGCGCAACCAGGTGATGACGGATGCTGGGATACCCGTTTGCGTAGGCGTCGGGCCGTCAAAGACATTGGCCAAGTTAGCAAATTTTGTCGCCAAGCGACACCCGCGCTCTGCTGGTGTATTCAACTTCAATCTGCTGACAGCGAGCCAAGTGGAAAGCGTGATGGGGAATTTACCTGTTGAAGAGATTTGGGGGATTGGCCGTAAGTTGACTGCTTCGCTCAGCGAATACGGCATCAATACAGTACTGCAGCTTCGAGATAGTGACGTGGCCAGCATGCGCAAAAAGTTTGGTGTTGTGATGGAAAAGACCATCAGGGAGCTGCGCGGTGAGGCATGCATCGAGCTGGACGAGGTGGCACCAGCCAAGAAGCAGATCATCAGTAGCCGAAGCTTTGGCAAGAACGTCACTGTGATTGAAGATATTCAGGACGCCCTCGCCCACTTTGTCAGCAATGCTGCCCGCAAGTTGCGAGACCAGGGATCTATTGCGGGGATGTTGCAAGTATTTATCCAGACGAACCGGTTTAGGACTGAGCTGCCGCAATACAACCCGTGTCTTGCTATCCCTTTGGTGCAGCCGTCATCCAATACGATGACGCTGCAGCGTTACGCCCTTTCAGGGCTGGCAGTCATGTTCAAGCCTGGTTATCAGTACAAAAAGGCAGGGGTAATCCTGAGTGAGATCTGTCCGGCATCGATGTACCAGGGCGATATGTTTTCTGATACCAAGGAAAAGCCTGAGCTAATGGACGTGCTTGACCAGGTCAACAGGCGATATGGCAAAGGTACTTTGAAACTCAGCCAGGATGGCAGCAGGCATTCGTGGAAGATGAGGATGGAAGCCAAGTCACCGTGTTATACGACGGATTGGGATGAGTTTCCTGTTTGCTTTTGACCGAACAATGTTATTATTTAAAAAACAAAACCATTAAATGAATTATGAAAATTCAAGCCCTATTATTCACTCTTGCCGGTTCCATTATTCTGACCGGTTGTGGCTCTAACGAACTCAACTTTGTTGGTTCCACAGACAAAGACCAAAAGTCGACAATCCACATTTCAGACGGAAAAGGAACATTGACCTGGGAGATTCCTGGTGAAAAAGAGCCTACCGTCATACAGATTGAATCAGTGGAAGCGCTCTATCCAGAATTGCTTGGAAAAATCCTATTCAAAAACGATTACAAAATTAGAATTACAGGGTACGGTTCTGTTCTGTCGCTAAGCCGGGTACCTGGCGGATATTTCTGTTTTGAGTGCGCATCCATCAGTAAGAATTTGATACAAGTTACTCCCCCTGTTTTGTGGAAGCGCACATCGAAATAAATAAAGAAATCCTTGTCTGTTCGTATTTTACGAACTAAGATATAGTCAATCCGGCAGCAATTGTGCAGACCGGTACTCTAGGAGATTCAACATGACTACCTTCACCAATTACACCATCAACAACAACGGCATCGCTCAAATCGCCAATTTCTTGCGCGAAACACATAAAAATGGCGCTGTCATTGCTGAATCACCAGATATGCTGGGTGCCTGGGCTACTGACGCGGAGTTTCAATTGGGTGAAGGCAACCCTGCCATGATTGAAGTACGTAGCTTTGATGCAGTGAGCGGGCAGACCACGACATTTACGATCTCTGACGAAGGGATCGATGCAACTGAAGTGACTGACGAAGAATAATACACAGCCCCGCAAGGGGCTTTTTCATAGGGGATGCCATGAACGGCCCTACTCTTAAGGCTTTACGAAACCTATTGTTTTTTACAATGGACGAGGCCTCTCATTTAATAGGCAATGTGCAGCTACGCTCTTGGCAGTATTGGGAGGCTGGCCAGCGGCCAATACCTGCAGACGTGATCGAGAAAATCACCAGTCTGGCGAAGTGGCGCGGCCAGGCTGTGACGGCTGGTGCGCAGGCCATCGAAGGGATGCTGTCACAGTTGCCGCCTGATGCTGAGTTTGATCCTATTGGCCTGGTGAGTTATGCGTCGGTGGAAGACTGGATGACGTTACCAGACCGTGAGCCGGTCTTGTGGAAGCCGCATTGCTCAGTCATTGCGGAAATGTGTGCCTGCCTGCCGGTGCAGGTGGTGATATTTGACGGCCCAGCCTATGCAAAGTGGCTGGCTGGGCGCGATGACAATGAGACGATGCGCAGCCACTGGGCTGCGGAATCACATTAATTAATGTGGTTTACTACTTCGGCCAGGCCTGTACTATTTTGCAGTGCATGGCAGATTTGCTTTATTGTAGGGTTTTTACTTTTTTTATAAAACATGAAACAGCGGTGGAATTAGGAGCCAGTGCATTTTTCAATAACGAATATTGATAGCGCCTTGTTATATTATTGGCTACTATCAGTGGCAGAGTGCTAAGTTAAGCACTTTTAACAATAAGGGGGAAGAAAATGGTGCCGGAACACAAGGTAAAAGAAGCGTCCGAAAAATTGGTCGCGGCTGTTGGAAAATATCGAGACGGCAAGACAGATGATGATTTTGCACAAAGTGTCGTGCTCGCTGTGGAAACAATTAACCTACTAGCAGTCGCTGGCATCGATTCTGCTGAAGTTGCACTATCAAAACTCGCTCCTGCCATTGCTCGCCATATTGAACCACAAGAACATATCATGACACCTGAAGCCTTCATGGAGTTTTCTAGGCAAACATACGAGGATATCAAAAAACATAACAAGGAACATCCAGGCGAACCATATCAAGGCCACTGCAAAGATGACGCCTATCAACTTATTAATCATGCTATCGATGATTTTAATAACCCTAAACTTAAATTGTCAGGTGAATTTCCAAAGATATTTTTAGATATTATCAACTCTCCATTTGATAAATAACAGCTAGTTAAACGCTACTTCGGCCAGACCTGCACTACCATCCTATGCTTGGAAGCGCATTCGCCGTAAGCGCGCAGGACTGCGTTTTGCATCCATAGCTGCCACTGGTCGTAATCTGCGGATTCTGGCGCTGTCAGGGTCTTGCAGGGTTCTGCCAGGCTACTGTCCAGAGGCGGCACTGTTTGCAGCGTCAACGGCTGCTTTGAGGTTGCGCACCCGTTCATCATCAGGCTTGCAATCAACAGGCAAAGGGCTTTTTGCTTGAGCATTTTTGAGGTCCATAGAGATTTTGTCGAGTTTGCCATCGAGGTTGAGTTTGATGCCAGTGAGTTCGGTTGCGGCGGTCTGCATTTTTTCTGTGCCGGTGCGCAGGTCATCGAAGGCTTTCTCTGCTACGGCTGCGCGGTCGCTGACTTGTTCAGCCTTGATCGTCAGGATTTCTTCACTTTTGCGCCAGTCCTGCACCTGCCAGCCAGCACCGAAGGCAGCAACGGCAATTAGGAATATTAGCCACGGATTCATGACGCCCCCCTCAAACACATCGCCCGCTCCCCTGCCCTGCGCTTGACGAGGCCGGGGAGTTCTTTGCCGCCTGCCATGGTCCAGCGAGGCAACTCATTGCATGCACCGACCATATCGCCCGAATTTGCTTTTTTTGCCAGGGTGGACGAGCAGAATTTTTCGCCGCCGACGTTAAAGGCAAAGGACAGAAAGGCGGCTTTCTGGCCGTCTGTCATGGGCTTTTTAATGCAGGCCAGGTCGTTTGCGTGCTTGAGCAGATCTGTTTCAAGCATTTGCTGGCACTGGGCTGGGGTGAAGGTTTGGCCCATTTTTAGCTCTGGGCCTGTATGGCCATTGCAGGCGGTGATGATGCCGATGGGGTCTTTGTATGTTTTAAAGACCGAGCCTTCAGACATGATGACAAATGGCACGACCAGGGCGGCTGCGCCTGCCCCGATCTTGAGGGCTAGTTTGCTTTGTGTTTGGCTCATTTTGGGGTGATTCCATTCTTGAGGGTTACCCAGGCTGTGACCACAGCGCTGGCGAAAACAGCGATGAAGCCCAGCGGACGGAAGAAGCGGCCAATACCTTCCAGCACTTTCATGGCACCCTGCCAGCTCTGGACCACGTCCAGCACTTGACCAATGTTTTCTTTGGCGATGCGGGTATCTGCCGTGTTCTCTGACAGCTCGGATTGCATGGCCGTGGTTTGGTCTACCAACTGGGCGTTTTGCTTTTCGAGGCTTTCGATGCGCCCTGCGTGGGCTTGGAGTGTTGCGGCGATTTGTTCGGCGTCGGTCATGCTGGTCCTTTATTTGATATTGGTTCTGATTTGCATCTTGAGCATCAGCATGGCTGCAAGCTCGCCTGGTGAAACGATGCGGGAATGTTCGCCCCAGCCAGCCTCTTCATACACAGCAACGCACCAACCTGAGCAGACCAACATCTGGCGCCAACGGACAAAAACTTTAGCGCGCAACCAGTTAAGCAGTCCGATGGCGACGAAGGCGACATACGCGTAATCGATTTGCAGGCGTAGCCAGAAGAACAGGGCATCTGCGATATTGCTCAGGCCTGGCGGCGGGTGGTACACGTCAAAATCACAGCGATCAAGCTGCGAGAGCGGGATGAGGTGATTGCGTCCGCCGTTGAGTTCGCCCATGTATAGGCCACCCTCTATCCAGATGGCGATGCCGGTATGGTTGTAGGGGCTGCGGGTAAAGAACTGGGTCAGGCGGCCAATGATGCCGTGCGCTGAACGCACTGCTATCAGGTCACCGGTTGCGATGTGCGAACGTGCTTCTTGATATTTCAGTGCGATCATGGTTCACCTCAGAGAGTTGACGCAGTGATAAACAACTGGTCTATTTGGGCGTCTGTCAGGCCCAGCGATGGCGTGAGCGCCAGCACCAGGGGCTTGTGCCTTTCGACGGTGCTGGAAAATTCCCACTCGATACGGGCAGCATCTCCAGTGGGGCCGGATAAGTTGGCAATGGTTGAATTCACCATTGACAGCAAGCCTGCGGCATTAAGAGCAAGCCTGGCTTGTCGCATGGTGACAACCTGGGGAACGACCGGCGCTGCTGCGGGCTGGCCAATATCGACAACGATTAAAACTGACATATCAATTCATCCTCATGTATTTTGGTAGACCTTGATTTTGGGGATCTGCAAACAGGGCTATGTGATAACCACGGCCATAAGCCAGGTTAAAGATATCGATGCCATTGGTGCTGCCACCCTGCACGCCGATGACGCGGCCACCATTGGCAACGCAGACAGATGTCGCGGCATGCGTAGCCACACCGGTGCGGGGAGTCCAGGTGATGCCATCAGGCGATGTGTAGCAGGTTTTGGTCGTGGCTTTTGTCAACAGGAACAGACCGGCTGCAAACGACAGTGTTTTAGCTTCTGAGAACGAGACGCCCAGGTTGCGCGTTTGCCATGTCACACAGTCAGTGGAAGTTGATACATTGCTCGTAGATCCGCCGCCGTTATCCCGCTGATTGACGACAAACAGCCCTGCGCCATAAGCACAGTTTCCGGCGTAGTTGTTGTACGCGATGGAGAGCGTGCGTGCCATCCACGTCTAGCCGTGGTCCGCTGAGGATGCGGCAGCGTTGGATATAGCGCCCGCGTGTGTAGCCAGGATCAGGCCACCGCCAAAACACAATGACGACCAGTTAAATGATGCGGGCAAGGTACTGGCATACCAGGTGATGCCGTCTGCAGAGTAAGCACCTGCAGTGCCGGTACCAGACACCGCCACAAAATTTGTGCCGTCGTTTATCACAGCCTGCCAGGTGTTTGCGCCAATCGTGCGCGCCGTCCATTCGACGCCATCGGTTGACGTGGCACAGACACTCGCACCAACAGCAACGAAGATGCCAGCGCCGTAGCATATAGCCTTATAGCCAGCATTCGGCATAGTAATCGGCGACCAGGTATAACCATTGTCATACGATATCTGGCCGGTTGCGCTGCCACTGGCCACGGCAACTGTGATGCCGCCACCATTAGCCACACCTACCCAGTCGCCTGATGTGATGCTTTTCTTTGTGTCCGTAAATACATTTTGCAGAGGTGCAGACGTGTACGATCCTGCAGCAGCAAGCACACCAGTTTTGAGATAGTCAATACCGTTAATTGTCACCTGGTTAGCGGTCTGACTCATGGCGATCAGGCCACCGATAGGCACGACTGCACCAGCTGCAGCAGTCAGTACAGCGATGCCGCGCTTATCTGTCACAGTTGTGATTGCACCACTGAGGGTGACTGCAGTACAAATAGGGAATGACCCGGCAGTAAAGCCCGTTGTATTTGCTGACACGCCTGACGTATTAACCTCGACATAATTGGTCGTGTTGTTGGTCAGCGCAGTGGTAGTGGCATTGTGGTGCGTTGTCGCATTATCAGATCTGATATCACCTGCTTTAATACCAATATTCAAGCCGCTGCTTGTGGCCGGATCATAGGCAAAGTCTGTTGCTGATTGCAATGTCCCTACCGTGCCGGTCGCACCCGTTGCGCCGGTCACTCCTCGCGGTCCATTAACGCTCAGCACCCAGCTTGAGCAGGACCCGCTGCCACCAGCGTCAGTGGCGTTGGCTACCGTCATGGATAGTGTGGTGCCTGAATAGGTGCAGTATCCAAACACCCACCTGCTGGCATCACCACTGTCTGTGGCTTGTACCCAGGTGTTATTGAACTGCTTGCCAGCCTGAGTGGTAAAAGTCTTCGTGCCGGTGCCAATAGTTACCGCGCTGGTACTTGTCCCTTGGAGGCCTGTCGCAGCACTGGCAGCTGCGACGGCAGAAGCCAGAGCTGCGGTTGCAGAGTTGCCAGCATTCGTTTCGCTGATCCCCGCGGCCACTTTGCTATTATTGGCAGCGTCCTTATACCCCAACACAGTAACCACGGTCGTTACCAGGTCTGCGAACAGGTTGCCGAGTGCCGGAATGTACTCGTACCCGGTAAACTTATAACCATATGGCAAAGCACTGGTCGGATCGTTGGTGTAAGAATTGCCATTGATCGTGAAATTGAAATAAGCCATAGCGCCTTAAAATGTTTGAGAAATTTCAATGTCCATTGAATTGAGGTCAATGTGCGTCTGTGATGGTGGAGTGATGTTTTCCAGGGTGCACATGAAGGATTGCTTCATGAGGATCGCCGCAGGTGCATCAGAGTCATAGATAAAGAACAGTGGCTTGCTGACACCGTACTGCCTCATCATTTCGTACAACTGGCCGTAAGTCTCAGCGTCACTCAAGTAATCAAGGCGCATCCTGGTTGTAAGGTATTTTTTCTGCTTGTCTGAGAACTGAACGCCGCCTTTTGATCGCTGCTTAGTGCTTGGGTCTTTCAAATATGGAACGCCAACACCAAACGACACGTTATAGATGGGCGAGACCGCCGGAGAAACAACGATCTGGCCGATATCGACATATCCATCTGTATTGGTTGAAAAGTTGAGGGAAACTTCTACATAGCGGCCGAGAACCTCGTTCGGTGCCAAATACATCCAGGCTGGCACCTGTCCGGCTATCTGTTCTTTGGTTGGATGACCATCTACCCAACACGGATGTCCCCAAAGCAAAGAACCGTACGGATAGATTTCCCCCCAAAACTCTTTCCAACCTGAATCAGCTACCACGTCAGTAAAACCCGAATCCGTGGCAAACCGGATTCGCCCAAGGTCACCAAGCTGAGCATTGTTGAACGGAATGGCGAAGACACTGGCACCACGAATGGTGCCCAGGTCGATGACAAACTTTGTGTTTGTTGGGTTCACGCCTGGGTAACGCGCCATTTCAGAAAGCACATCCCCAAATAGATTGGAAAGGCTCAGCCAGCCTGATCCTGTGGCGACTGGTGTAATGATGGCAGTTGGAAGGGTATGGTTTGGAAAGCAAAATTTCGGATTCGCCACACTACCCCCATAACGTCAATTCGGTCTTGCCGGTGTATCGATCAACCTGTACCCCGGCAACCCGCATCAACTTTCCATTCGCATAGTCCCATCGATCATCCTTTACTGAGACTACGGTGCCGCTCCTGACCACATCGATGAGAGCTGGCGAAAGCCACTGTGATAATTTCGTCATATCTCTCTTTACTTTAAAAAGCGCCAACTGCATGTCTGCAAAGTTTTGTGCCTGTGTTTGGTCTGCCAGCATTGACCGCAATTTGATCTCAACCGCATTCGGGTGCGGCGTCTTGACTGAGGCATCAGTAGATGTAGCCTTCCGGTACTCGTTGGCAAGCCATGCACGCGCTATCACCCAGGCGCGGCTGCCAGGAGCTCGGACAGTGTCGGTATTAACAGTTTTATCACCAGCAAGAGCACTGTCTTCCTGGCGCGTCCAGTTGCGCCCCCATTCCAATGTCACCAAGTATGCGGGAGCTACTTCACCATTACCCACAGGGTCTGCAATCTCAATTGTGTCGGTACGCAGGTTCGTCAGAGTGGCGACTGGCGAGCCGGATGGTGCGGTCCACTGCAATATCCGGTGCACTCCGCTGGCATCGCCGTACCAGGCACAACCCGCGCTTTCTGCAACCTCACGGATAGCATCAATGGCCGTAACCTCGTCCATGTACACACATTCGATTTCACCCGGTATTGCTGTATCGAGCGCTGTGATATCACTAGACGATACTGATCCGCCTGAGATACCCGCATAGGTAAGGAGACGCTGCCAGACTTGCGCATGTGTGCGCTGCGCCGCGCTTGTACCATACACGGCATCGCATGTAATCTGCCCTGCTGGCGGTATGTTCAGACGAAAGAAACAGCCGTCAGTTGTATTGGACAGTACCCGGTAGGTGCCTGCGGCAGGGGCGTTGGCAATCATGTCCGCCATGTTGGCGTATGCAGCACCGGCAGTAATCGGCACGCCTTTATCCCGGACAGCCGATATCGTGACTGCCTGACCGCCCAGAGCAATTGAAGCCTGGTAGATCTGTTTGCTGGTGTTGACCTGAACTGGTGACATATTGGACCCCAGCGCCAGCACGATGGGCTTGACCTTGCCTTTGATATCGTCCACGCCTTCCACGCCCAGCGGCAAGGCGTTTGTGCCTGCATAGCGCACGGTTTGCAATGTCTTGTTCAGGGCTTCGGTCAGGTCTGCCGGGTGGAAGGTAATTTGCGTGCGGCTAAAAATTGGGGCCCCAGTCATGCTGCCACTGATGGTGACCACATAGCCGGATGGATAGGCAGCACCGCGCTGGCCTATGCGCTGGACGATGCTGCGACCGTCGAATGCATAGCCCTTGAGCAGCCTGCCCAGCGTGCCGCTGTCGTCATACAGAGTCACTTCGCCTGGTGTGTTGTGGCCGTACTGACCTGGCTTGCTGAAAACGTCAATGCGGGACCAGCCTGGGTCTTTGAGGAAAGGCCTGTACAGGGCATTGGCGGGTGTTTCGCTTGGCCGTGTGCGATAGGCAAGGCCTGTGCAGAAACGCAGCGTCTCGACCGTGTTGGTGGCGAGGTTGTAGGCTTCTATCTCTGTCAGGACGATTTGCTCGCTCATGCTGGTGCCCTCGCTTTCAGGCTGAGGGTTGCACCCATGTATTGTTTGAGCTCGCGGATATCGACAGAACTTGCGTTTTCATCTGTGGATGTCAGAATTTTTTCCAGCAATTCATTTTGCTTTTCAAGCAGATCGTTATTGCGCTCAGCCTCAGTCACCTGGCGTTTTGCCAGCTCGATGGCTTCTTTGTTGCTGCCCTTGCTGGCCCCGCCATAGCTCCTGATTCCCAGACCTTTGGGGCCCTGCGTAATGGGCACAATTGCTTCTGGTCCAGCCTCGCCCATCTCCCCGAAGTTGAATGTCGTCGGTTGCGTGACAATGCCGTTTGTGAAAACACCGCCGCCAGCAAATTTTGGAAGTTTCGAATCTATTGGCATATCGCTGGGTGCAAAAATACCCAGTTCCCTAGCAAATTTCTCAAATGCACCAGAGCCGAAGAACTTCTCGTTCAGGTCCATGTAGTACTGATTGCCTTTACTACCTGGGTTGTATCCAACTTCCAAAGCATACTGAGATTGAATGTAGCTATCTACTTCAGCAGTACGCTGATTGTTCAAAGCCATTGCTGCAGCACGTTTTGCCTGCAAATTTCCCTCACCAGGTTTTCCGCCGTATATCTGGTCTGGTGTTGGCGCGGCAGTCGTGGTGATGCCGCCATTCTTGACTGCATTTGCAGCGTTTGCAGCATTGACATTGCCGAGTGTGACCTGCAACAAGGCATTGATTGCATCCACCACTGCTTTGGCGCTGTCTGTGGTTGCATCCTTAAGGTCGATGAGCCCAGTGACTGACTGGTTCAGTGCCGTCAACTGAGCTTTAGCCACATCAGCCTGAGACATCGCTGTCCTGCCAGCTTTTTCCAATATAGATTGAACAGTGCCAAACTCTTCGACAAACACGCCATTGCTGGCATTGTAGGCTCGGGACAATTCTATAAATTGTTGCAGTTCCGTTAATGCAGAAGCGTCCTGCGCATTTGCTCGTGCCGTCAGTTCGCCCAAGTTACCTTTTGCACGCAAGTATTTAGCTTCAGTGCCCAGCGTTGAATTGGCGCCATAGATCAGGCTGTCACGCATGTCCAAGGCGGCCTTGCCGAACGAGCTCATCTTGTCAATCAGCGTCTGCAGTTCGCCTGCCCGTTTTTGATAGGCAGATGAAAGGTTGCTTTGCGCCTTTGAATATGCAGACTCGTATTCCTGTCTGGCTCTTTCTTGTTCTTGCTGTATGCGCTGCGCCTCTGCCTGTGCGCTTGCCTTGGCTTTTTCGATGGCAGCTTTGGCGTCATTTGCTGCCCAGGTCTGCTGCTTGATGGCCTTGCTGTATTCGTCCAGGCCTTTGAGTGCATCTGCACGCTCAGCGGCCAGCGCGCCTTCTTCATTGCCCAAGGCCCGCATGAGTTCAATATCGAGTGCGCGATGGCCTTTTAATATCTCAAGCTGACTGGCCTCATCCTGCAACCCGTAGATTCGCAATTGCTGAGGGCGCAAACCGGCTTCCATGGCGGCTAGCTCAAGCTTGCGTTGCAATGCAGTCGCTTCGACACCTTTACCTTCGAGGCGTAAAATTTCAACAGCCAGGCCAGCTTGGCGAGTTGCAAGCTCGCGTGCTTCTTTTTCACGCAGAGCAAGTTCCAGCTTTTCTGCCAATGGTCGCAGCTCTGCATCGAGCAGCATGATTTCTGTCTGGCGCTTGAGGTTTAGGGCTTGTTGGCCCAGTCCTTGCGCTTCCATGATCTGCAAGATGTAGTCACTCTTGCTTGCCGCCAGCGTGTTTGCTTTTTGTGTTGCAGTGTCTCTGATGTTGGCCGTGGCCTCGTTCAAGCTGGCGAATGCGCCGGTGAGTTGCATGAGGCTGACATAGGTCTTGTCACCAGCTTCAGTACCCAGGGCTTTTGCGGCCTCGATCCACTCCCGCAATTGGCCCAGGGACGTCGGCATGTCTGAACCAATTTTTTTGAATTCTGCCGAGATGTTGGCGGTGGCGATGGATGCTTTTTCAGCGTCACTGTAATATTTATCGTAATAGCCAGACGTAATGCTCTGCATTTGTTGCAGGCCACCGTATAGAGTCACCAGGCCTTCTGCTGCTTTGATACCGCTGGCATTGAGCTTGTAGGTCTCATAGCCCAGCACCTTCATGGCTTCATTGACTGCACTGATATCAGTAGCCAGGCGGGATACTGTCTGGGATGCTGTCTCGCCGTCTTTTTTCAAGTTGGTCAAACCCGCCCTGTCGAGCAAGTCTGTGCTGATGTCGTTGCCAACTTTTTCAAACAACTTGGCAATGTTCTTCTGCATTTCTTCAGCGGTCGTGCCCAGTTCAATGCTGAAATCTTGCGTGCGGTCTTTCAAAAAGTCTGCACTCAAACCCAGGGCTTTTGCGTAATCGCCAGCGGCCAGCTTTAGGGCATCGTACTCTTTCGTGATCGTGATAAGCAGAGCTTTGTCTGTGGTCTGGCTTGCTGTGTCGGTATAGTTGCGACCGTCGACCACGGTAGAAGAATTGGCCAGGTTGTACTTCCAAGTGCCAGCTGTGTCGCTGTTGAACCAGCCGCCGTCTTTTGTCCAAGACACGTCGCGGGTAATGTTTTGGGTACCCAACTGACCAGACAGACCAACGCCCGTCAATTCGCGATCTTTGCCTTGCCCAAGGACTGCAACTGCCGCAGCAGCCATTGCCGCCCAGCCCCAAACGGGGATCGCGCCTAGTGCGGCACCTATAGAGCCTATTCCAGAGCCCACAGCGCCTCCTGCTGCAGCACCTGCTGAAAGATTGCCAGCAGTTGCGGCTGATGCATACATGGCAGCCAGACCAGTGTCTGCGCCAATCGTAGCAGCGATACCACCACCGAAGGCAGAAACAGCACTGGCCCCAAACATGGAGCCAGCAGCCGAAATTGCATTCGCACCAGCGCCAATCATCGAGACTAGACTTAAGCCGCCACTTGCAGCCCCTGCGGCTCCTACCGCATTAGCAGCGCCGCTGGCAATGCTGCCCGACATGCTCGCGCCAATATTGACAATCCACTTCTTGGCGGTCATCTGCCACAACCAGTCAAAAAAGCCATTTTTGAGCGTTTCGCGCAGGCGGGTAGCGAAGTCCTTGCTGCCGTTGGCAATGCTGACAAAGGTATCGTGGGCCGTGCGCTCGATGGTATCGAGATAACCAATCCATTCGGTACGCTGCGCTTTGACAGCCGCTGCTGACTTTTCGACTGCTGCCGTCGCAGTGGCTTTGTTGATCAGATCTTCCTGGTCGACCAGGAACAGATTTTGTTTTTTGATATCCTGTATTTTTTTCTGCAGGTCAATCTCGATCTTGTATTGAGCGATGATCGTCTCACGCTCGCTGACAGATCGACCCATCAGGGAAACTTCCAGATTGCTTAGATCAATACCTTGCTTGACAGAGAGAGTATAAGCCGACGCAGCCTCTGCCATACGGCCACAGGTGAGTACCTGATTATTAAAGACATCAAGGCCTTGCTTGGCCCGGTCTTGCGTTTCTTTCTCATATTTTGCCAAGTCACCTTTGATGCCAGCACTAAGCACTTCTTTTGCCTGGTTGGATATGTTCAATGCGCGGGCATATTCCAGCTCCGCCTTTGTTGCGCGGGCAGTGCCGTCAGCCAGTCTTGTTTTTAGGTCAATGTAAATCTTATCGCTGGCGGAACTTGCTTTTGTGGTGCGCAACTCTTCATCGAGGGCTTGCGAACGCTCCATCATCCTACGAATGATGGAGTCGTATGCATTAGATTCTTCGGCTGTAGTTTTTGCGGCTTCCTTGCCAGCCTTGGATTTGTTATAGGTTTCTGTCGCGAGCTGGCCGATCAGCTTGATGTATTCCTTTTCGCCGATCACGCCTTTGTCACGAGCGGCTTCCAGCTTGGTCAGATCTTCTAGATATTGTTTGTTAACACCGGAAAGACGCTGGCGCACTTCAATCAGATCATTCGCGGCTTTGCCATGCAATGCGTCTTTTTGTTCTGCTGCAGTTTTTCTTTCGATCTTGGTGGTCAAATCTGCGTACTGCTGTCCAAGTGCGCGCATTTTTTCCTGACGAGTAATGATGTCGTCGTTTTTATACTCACCCTCACCTTTTTTCGCTTGCTCTAATTTTTTGACTACTTCAGCGAGTTGGTCCGTTGTCTCGCTAGGTTGTTTGGCATATCCTCCGAGCCCCTTTTCATGTAGCTCATTCCGCCTTTCAAGTTTTTGGATTTCTTTATCTAATCCATCCAGGATTCGCTGATGTTTCTCGCCGAAAGACTCGGCAGCTTTTTCCGATGACTCCTTGGCATTATTACCCCAGGCCATCCAGGCAGCCACGCCCACACCCAGCAGAATTGAGATGGCACCTATTGGACCACCAAGCATGGCCAATGCCCGTGTAGCAAGGCCACTGGCCGCACCACCAGCTGCGGTAGCTGCGGTAAGAGCGACCTGCGATGCGGCCTGTGCGGCATTTGCCGCCGTGATTTGAGCCGATACACGCGCCTGCTGTTGACCGAGCAGTGCCAGCTCTGCAGTTGCTGCACTCCTGGCTTGCATAGCCACTACGAGCGCGGCCTCGCCTTGTGCCAGCATGGCTAACGCATACGACTGCGCGCCAGCAGCGCGTGCGGCGTTGATTTGTGCAGTGGCAGCAGCGACAGACGCATTGGCTAGAGCAAGGTCAGAAACGGCAGCCTGTCGTGATGTTACGATTGCAGCCTGAGTCAGCGCCATGCGCTCGCCAGTTGCGACGGCAGCGGCTATTTCCGCCTGTGCTGACGCTATTCCCGCCGCCCTTTGCACAGTTTGAGCCTCTGCGTATGCCAGCACACTAGTGGCCCCTTGGACTGCTGCGACGCCAACTGAGGCCAGCATTTCGGCCAGCTTAGTTACGACCAGGCCTGTAGCAGCTGCGGCAACCAGACCAAGATTATCTGCAAGAGTTGTGAACGCACTTGCGATTATCTTGACAGTGCCGTTTGCTTCGGCGGTTGTCCCAACAAACTCCATGACACTGTTTTTCAGAACAGTAAACGCTCCGCCGATGGTCTGGACATTTTTGGCCTCCTCGCGTAACTCCTTAAGTGCGTTTGGCAGGACGTTCGCCATGATTTCGGAGGTAATCTTGCCCTCAGAGGCCATGCTTTTTAGCGCACCAACTGGTACGCCAATTCCATCGGCCAGCGCCTTCATCAGGCGCGGTGCCGCTTCATTGACCGCATTAAATTCTTCACCACGAAGCGTGCCAGATGCAAATGCCTGGGAGAGTTGCAGCATGGCCGAGGATGATTCAGCAAACGTCGCTCCACTGACTTTCAGAGCAAGGTTGACGGTCTCGGTAATTTCAGCAACCTTCTTTTGCGACACGCCCAGCTCTCGAGTACCATTGGCAATACGGGCATACAGCACACCAGTCGCAGACAGGTCCGCGTGAGCTTCTTTTGCGATGCGTCGCACGTCCGCCAGGGCACTGACATATTCACTGGTACTTACAGTGGCAAGTTTCAGTTGTGCGGTAAATTTGGCATACTGATCTATCATCTGAACTATCTGCATCCCGCCGAACGCCGCCGCAGCCATACCCATGACTCTGCTGAGAGTTGATGTTGTCTCGGACAAAAGTCTGGTCTGGCGTTCGGCCAAGGCTGCGGAATTTCCAAATTGATTGAAATTCCGCGATCCTGTTGCCCCAACGCGATCAGCCGCATTGGCAGTGTTATTCGCAGCCTGTGTAGTCGCATTCAGAGACTGTTGACCAGCATTCAGTCCGGATGTATCAAATCCGATACCGATTGTTGTAATATCAATTGTCATTCTGAATGCTTTCAAGTGCTACGCGATCAAGCGCGCGGATAGTATCCAACTGCCAAATTTCTGGACGAAGACGCCGATTTCGAAAAAAGCTTTCAATCTCAATTTCTGAAATCGGACTGGGAGCCATACCAACTTGCCTGGAAGAATTGAGACTGAGAAACCAGCCCCACTCATCAGCAAGTAGGTTGGGAAAATCAACCGGGTTGATACCTTCAGCAGGCATCCTCCCAGTCATTTTTTCGACTACAGCCAGGGTTTCCCGCAGGCTTACGCCGTCGCTGCCTCGTTTTCCGAGCCGGAATTCGTGTCCGGCGTATTCAATGAGGTCGGCAACGGCTTCTTGGTAAAATTTGCGACACTCTCCGAAAAGCTATTGATTTGCGTGATCCAGTGCGGATTGCGCGCCAAAGCGAGTTTCAATATGTCCTGAGAAAAATCTTGCTTGACACCCTTCCAACCAGTCACGCGCACAGCGGAACCGTCAATTTCATTATTGACACTGTTTTCAATCAGGCTTTGAGCGAACTCAATTTCCTTTTTTTGCTTTTTGGCAATTTCAGTTCCTGCCACATACTGTTTGGTTTTACCCTTGATGAACGAAACCACGCGCTGAGCATGTGCACCCAGAACAAGTACACGGATACCTGTTGATGTAACCATGTCAGCGCTCATGAGCTCCAGTTCCTGTGGGATTTCGCAGTCAGCGACAGCATTCAAGTCGTCCAAATCAACCAGTTTGTTTTGTGTTGCAGTTGTCATAATTTACTTTCGCAGAGAAAAAAATGCCCGTGCCCATCCAGTGCTCCCTGCGAAGGAAGACACCAGACGGGTCGGTACGAGTGATTGGCTTGCGCCAGAGAGAGGTCAGGCTTTATGCCTGGGAGTCTTGAACCATCAGGGTTGTGGCATGGTTTGCGGTACCGGTGCCCCAGCGCTATTACGGTAGGCCGTATAGTTGTATGTCCGCTTCAATCCCGTCTGATTGTCATCAGGAGTATTTGATGTTAACTTTACCGCTGTCATGGTAGAGGTCATTACGTCGGCGTTTGCAGCGGCACCAGCCGTCAGAGCCGAAATGATGCTGGTCTGCGTCTCGTTGCGGAACAGATCAGGCACTGTGCCACCCTCGAAGTACGCGGTGAACGAGCCAGAAACCATTAGCATGCCCCGAAAAACATCAGGACGCACATCCGTGCCCACAACAGCGTCTGCAACCGCGCCTTTTCCATCAATATTGATCGACAAATCAGTGACTGTCGCGACTGCCACACCATCGACTAACAGAACACCATTTGCGGCCGCCAGTGCATCAGTGGTCGATTCCGGGGCTGGTGAAGTGAAATAGGCTGATGTGTCAGAAGTCTGATCCAATCCCAGGGCGGTAAATTTAATCTTGGCATTGCCAGTTCCTGGCAACGACAAGTCAGCCTTTACGAATTTGACGTCGAGATTACGTTCGGAAACTCCTGCTACTGGATACCACTCTTCGACTGTGTAATACGGATCGGTATGACCCGATACTGGCACGTAAGTTACTTTACCTGGCACTGATACTGTTGCGGATGCAATTGGGCCCTCTGGCGTCAGCGAGAGTTTATTGAGCACGATGCCAGTCAATACCAACGCAGTTACATTAGTGACCAGTATGTTTTTGTTCAAATTTCCAGCGGCAAATGAGCCAGCTGTGAGCCGCACTACCATGCCGATCTTGATACCGTCAGTCAAGAAAGATCCCGCTGCACGTGTCAATGTGTAACCGGAGCCGCTACTTGCAATTGTGATCGATGCTGCTGTAATTGCTGACACAACAGCAAAATCTTTGCGCATAACAGCGGACAGCGGATCGGAATAGGTGCCAGGCGAAAGAATGCCGTCGATATTGCCATTGATAGTTTTGGCACCATGGCGAACACTGGCCAGTTGTTGAGCACTGTTGATTTCGCTTTCTGTTGTGTAGGTTTCTTTGACCAGTTCAAACTTGGAGTTCTCGCGCCGCATAGTTTGGCCCAAGGATGTTCCCGCCAACGCCCCTTTCGCAGATTGGCGCTTGATACGCGTTTGTTTGTACACGCCTTGATCGATTGTCATTTTTGACACCTCAAATAAAAAAAGCCCGCAAGGCGAGCAATAAATAAAGCCCGCTGTTTAGGCGGGCTGCTTGTCCGGAAGTCCGGCTATCCTTTGACGTATGCTGACCAGGGAATCGAAACTGGGACTACCCACCTGTCATCGTCAGTAAATCCTGTGGCAATTGTTGCTGTGTTGTTGACGTCAACACGTGTACCGCCTTCAGTGATGCTGGTCGGCGGCTTGAAGAGCGCTTTGATACGCGCTGCGTAGAGTTCCGCATCTGCTGTACCCATTCCTTGCGGATAGAACAGAGACACCTGGCAGATGCCTTGCAGTTGCGTAAGCGTCCGCCCCATCACCAGGTCGGCAGGATCTGCGCGAAGGATATTTATTCGCTGATATGGAACACCTGCCTCTGGAGTAAAAGCGATGTTTTCATACGCAGTCGCCAATGGCGAAACCATAGCGGCCAGTGTTTTCTCAAACGCCCGCCTTACATTGATATCGTCGCTCATTTTAGGTTCTTAGCAAGTTGTCTTACGATGTTCTTAAATTCCATCGCTGTTATCCTGACCACGCCTGCCTGCGCTTGCTTAGACCAAGCGTTGTATTCAATTCTCCTGGAATATGGCAGCGAGTTCGTAATAAACACCTGAGTGCCGAGCGGAAAGCTACCAATTGCACCAGCGCCACGTTTAAGGGAAGACATACCCGTCATGTCTGGGGCTGCAGCTGCATTGAAGTCAATCACACCGACCGACACCTGCCAGTTTGCCTTGAACCTGCCACCAACATAGCCTGGTGGTACCCGCGTCGGATCTTTCCACATAGAAGGGTCACCAACCGGCGACTTGAGAATGACGCGCTTGAGTAGCTCCATTGCCGAAGCACGAACCAGCGCTTCCATGTTGTCGCCAGCCTTTTTCATAAGTTTGGCGAAGTCACGCTTGAATTGTGCGTTGCTCATTTCCGTAAGAGAACTTCATAAAGGACAGGGATTCCTGCAGGTGCCAGGGTCTTGGTCGCCACGACATGCCAGGTTTTAGTACCGATAATCACGAAAGACCCTGGTTGTGGTTCTGTCATACCAACCGGCGACAGCAACAATTGCTTGTCACCAGCTAGAATCAGTGTGCCAGGCAAAAAGGCGGTACCAGACAAATGCAGCGAAAAATCGAAGACGGCCCCTGTGCCTGGCAGATCAGAGCTAGTCGTTGATGGTTTTCCTGTTGATGGATCATAAGCACCTGTAGTAACTGTTCTAATTGTGACTGGTTGCCCGGTTTCGGCCAGAATGGCATCGACATCCAGCGCAATCGAGGCGTAGTCGAGGCTCATGAGTCCTTCTTCACATAGTCATACGGTGGAGTTTCTTCAAAGCGCACTGCCTTAATCGTCGTTTTGCGATCAATTAAGGCTCGGGTTACGCGATGCCAGCCGTCCATGATGTAGCCTTCTTGGTCAAGAATGATCGGATGTGATGTATCAACATCCAAAACACGACGCATGTGCCCTGCTAGGTCACGAGCAGACCGAACAGGATCCCAGACTTCGGAGCCGATATAGATTGCGGCCAAAGGTAGGTCGAAGACGGGTAGGGATTTCGCCCGCATTATCAAATTTGCGACGATCCAGACTTTGTCCTGGCAACTGAAGGTATTTTCTTCAACCTTTACGCCGTCTATTTTGACAACTGGATAATCATTCATGCTCTTATCACCCTAATCATTGCACTGCCCCCGCCATTCAAAAGCGGTGCAAGCATGCGATCAACAGCCAGATACTGAGTGTGTCGAGGTGAATTTTCGTCATACACAAACTCAAGTGGCCCAACTTTTTTACTCTTGACACCCTGGGTCAGATCAACAACCAGCGGGCCAGCAATTGCTTTCAGCGCCAGCTCTGCACAGGCATTCTTTACTTCAACTGGCACGACGTTGCTAGCAAGCCAGTAGTCATTGACTTCAACGTCATAGCGCGGCCAGTCAAGTGCCTGGGTGGATTTGGTGGGCTTCCCTTGCCATGCCATGCGATACAACTGCCGCATGAAGTTTGTGGCCTTACGCAGGTTTTGCTCTCTCAGCGTGTCACTGGCCAGGTTCGCCCAGGCTTGATTGCCCAGGGCAGCGTGATACGCATTTGCCTGGGCAACTGAACAATAGCTCTCGGCATCAGCCAGGCCAGTGCCGTCTTCAACTATGAGCGCCATGGTTAGCCAACTGGATTCAGCAATGCCAGCAATTCAGCCTTGTTCGCACCAGAAGGGATTTCAATGCCCTTGGCGGTCAGCGCTTCTTTGATCTGCGGAACTGTCATATGGGCGCTGGCATCATCATTTTTAGACGCGAGACTTGCAGCCAGAGCAGACAATCGCTCACGTTCCGCAGCTTGCTCAGCTTCTACGCTGTTCAGTTTCTCAGCCTGGATATTCAATTCTTCTGCACGAGCATCGAGGCGTGTACGCTCTTCTTCGATTTCAGCGCGTAACTTTGCAGCTTCAGCATCAAATTCTGAACGCGCCTGTTCGATCGACAGCAGGCCACCTGGAACTATCTCTGCTGTGATTCTTTCAACATTACGTAACGCGGCAGCATCTTCTTCGGAGAATGGCTCGTGCTGGCCAATGACGAAATCTGCAACGTTTATTGTGATAAACGGGCCTTGAGTGGCTGGATCCGTTGATACTATTCGGAGGGTTTTCATATTGTCCCTTAGTTAAGAAAGCGGGGCCTAAGCCCCGCTTCTTTAGTTGATTAACCCAGCAGGATGCCGATGTGCTCATCCTTTGCCGCGCCGCAGCCCCAGACCAGCGCGACTTCCAATTGAACTTGGCGGTATTGCATGTACATGCTTATCTCGAACGACAAGCCAGAGATCGGATCGGTAACAATGGTGCGATCAACAGCAGAATCGCCTTGTTGTGGCAGCGCTGGTACACGAGTAGCCAACATGATCGCAGAGCGAGCAAAGAACATATTGCGAAACCCTGTACTTGCGATCGTAATGGCTGTTGCAGATGCAGGAATCGCCTGCAACAAGCCAGGCGCTGCCAGGGTGATGGTGCCCCCGTTCGAAACATCTGTGTCACCTACAGAAACAACATATTGGTTCGGATCACCAGCGAAAGTTGCAACGTCGCCAGCCAAAATAGTGCCAGTGCCAGCAGCTGCCAGTGTAATCACTGTGGTCCCTACAGCATAACCAGCAGCGTTAGTAGTAGCACCAGCTCCAGTACCCTTTGTAGGGCGCTTGATCTGACCACTCTGGCGCAAAGCCAAGTTTTGCAGACGGTCAGTTATGCCGTTGCGCAGCATATCTTCACGGCCTGCCTCGTTCACCTTGAACAAACCAGACTGCTTAGCACGCATATTCTGCATGGCTGCGCTACCAAGTACTAACTGGAAGTCGAGCCCTTGGGCCCCGTTGTCTTCCAGGATTCGCAGGGCGCCGGCAGTGTCGCTCAAGTCATTGGCTGTGCCGAACGGGGCAGTCCCTGCAGTACCGCAAGCTCGTGATGCTTTTACGTGCAATGCGGCCAAGTCGCTTTCAACTTCGTTGCACAAAGTACGCATCGCCTGGGCAATCTGGTCACGGAGGATGACGTTGTAACTTGCCCCGTTGTTATCCAATGCAAGTTTTTCTTCGCCGTTCCAACGGATCGGCACACGACGTGCCTTAGTCAACTTTACAGACTTGTTGCCAATGTTTTGGTTGCCATCGTCTGGAGGCGTAACGGCAGGCGTAATATCGGTGGCCGTTGCTTGAGGCGCGACTGGCGATGTAACGTCCTGTCCGACTGCAGCGCGGGCAAACGTCATATCAGATGTAACCGCCGGGATCATCCCCACTTGTTCACGCGAGACAACATCCATCGCGTTATAGATGGTAGTGATGAGGCCAGTCAGTGTATTTCCGCCCAGAACCAAGCCTTGCTTTGCCATTGTATTAAACAAATGCGCGTGCAGAACTTCGCCTGCGACACGCGTGGCAAAAACCACTTTATCCGCGGTTGTAGCTGCTACAGAAGCTGCCGAAGTAAATGCCATGGTTGCCAACACCATGACGTGAGTCAGGAGTTTTTTCATATAGATACCTTTGTTAAAAATTGGTGTTTTGGAATTTGTGTTACAGACAGGCCATCCAGCCCAAAGCACCAACACCCATCCAGGCGGTGGCAACAGATACGAAAAAGCCCACAATAAGCAGGCTTGGTTGTGTTACTAAATTCAATCAATCGACAATGACCGCGCCTTCTTTCAATGCACCTGAGCGTGCTGACGGGTCCATGCTGTCGAATTGCGAGCGGGGAATTTCTTTTTTTCCACCAGTGCCGGTACCGCCACCTTGTGCGCCGCTGCCAGATGCACCGCTACCTTTAAGGATCATGTTCCTATTTGGGTATTGATTCACCATTACCTGGAGTGCCTCTTCAAAGTCGGCATGTTCCCCATGGCGTGTAGCAGAGAAAATCGGATTACCTGCTGGGTCCAGTGGAACCAGCTTGCCATCATCGACCTTGAAGCGATCACCAAATACTTTTTGAGCAATATCAGCTGGAATAGCCAGCTTGTCGGCAATGAATTTGGAACTACTGAAACTGCCGCCAATGATGTGATTATTCAGATTCTGGGTGAGTTTTTCGTTTTTTTCTGTAAGTTCGCGTTGCTTTTCTTCTGCGGTACGAGTGGCATTTGCCACTTGCTCTTGCGCTGTCCGAGTCGCAGCGTCCTTGATTTCTTGGACTTTACCAGCAGTGACCAAATCACCATCCTTGATGTTTTTTGCCAGCTTGATGGCATCAGCAGCAGCGAGAGGATCTTCGATTCCTGCGTCCTTGAACGGTTTCAGCGCTGCTTCTGCGGCTTCCTTTGCAACACGGTGCGCCTTAGCTTCTCCGTTCAGGCGACTGATTGTCGCGACTGTGGAATCTGCATCGAACGGGGCCTCTGCACCATCCGCATTGATATAAATAGGTTTTTTGTCGGCATCCAAGGCGATATTGCCGTCAGCGTTGTATTTGAATGGCATGGTAGTTCTTTCCGGGCATCCGCCCAATGATGAGCCGCCTGGCTCGTTCCGCCCTCTGCAATCCTGCTTTGGGCAATAAAAAAGCCGACTGTTTAGGTCGGCTTGGTGATACTAAATTCCCATTCGCTGCAGCAGTCGCTCGGACCGCAGCACATCGTCGGGGTGCTTTGAAAGCTTTCTGATTGCTACGGCCAGATGAAACCCGCAACCTTGTGCGGCGGCATAGTCGTCAGCCTCGAATTCCTGGTGTAGCCGCATGGTCTGGCTTGGCGTCATGAAAACGAACCTACACAAGAGATTCTTCCAGACGTGCAAGTAACGCAGATGCCCGCGCTCATGAGCCTTGACAGCCTCAAGTTCAGATTCTGTCAGTACTTGCGCCAACCAAGACGGAACCATGATCACGATTCCATTACAACATGGTTGTGCAGGTCTCAATATGACACCACTCAGCAGCACCATCAAAACATTGAAACCGATCCACGCGCCCCATAAATACAGTATATAAAAAGCCATCTTCGCTTCCGTTCGGCAATAAAAAAACCCGCAAAGAGCGGGTTTCGTTTTCTATTCAACTGGCTTTAGTTCGGGCAGCATCGAGACAATTATGCCTCGTCGCCAACACTCAGAGCATACATCTTTGTGGATCACGGTACCGCCCTGCTTCCTACCCTTCAGCACAAATGCTCCGTTGACCGTGGTCAAACTGGTCTGGCACCCGCAATTCGGACACTTCAGCCCGCCATCAGGCCGCACCATTTTGCGTACCCGCTGGCGTACCCCGGCTTTACCGGTTGGCTCTTGAGAGTGGACGAGTTTAATTGACATCAGGCCATTTTAGCTTAAATGCCGTACTTTTCCTTCAGTTGGGAGAGATCAAGAAACTCACCCTTTGCCGAATACATCTGATCAGCTGAAAGCTTGCCCTCTCGCAGTAACTTGCCCCTCGTTGGTCCGAGTACTTCATCCTGCCTTGCTGCAGACTGCCTCGTTAGCCATTCGTTATATGTCTGATTGGCAGGTACTTGCCCATCAAGACTTGCCCGTGTGCCAGGTGGAAACAGGCTTTCATCGATTCCCATGCCAAGCAGTTCTTGAAAACTCTTTACCATGGGAGCAGCAGAACTGCGGCAGTTCCAGTGAAATGCACCTGGGCCAGCACCCCATGGCAACTTGTGCCCGATTGGCTTCCGGTCGGTAGTCCAAAGCTTATGATCACGTATCCGGCATGCCGAAGTCGTGCGCAAATCCAATTTTGCCGACCAGAGCAACCCCTTTAACACGTCTGCATTTGCGTCATGGACTTGCCGCTGAGTGAAGGCAGCAATGTGACTTATCGCAGTCTGCACTATCGTTTGCAAGCTCCTGCGGTCGATTTCAAGCAGTCCATCAGCGTACTTGAGTGCCCTGGTACCGCGTATCTGCCGCACAATCTCAGAGTTCGTCTTACCTTCTACAAAGCCCTGCGCGATTGCCTGACGGATTCGTTTGGCTTTGGTTGCTTCCAAATCGTCCAGCGCACCTTTGAGGATTAGTCCCTGGAAAGGTCTGGCGAGAGCTGCCGCATACACCTGATCGGGTGATACATCGGCGACATTGAACTGCACTGGCAGCACTTCCTGCAGGGTCATCTGCTGGTATGACGCCTCGAATCTGACGAAATCACGCAACTCATCCCTCAGATCTGCTTGAACCTGGGCGTATGCTTGCGCATTGAGTCCGCGCACACTGCCAAGCATGGCCTCAAGCCGCTGTATTGTGAAAGATTCCGGGTCTAGCCGTTCAAGTGCATCCGATAGCTCCTTAAACAAGGCATCATCAGACAGATTCAGCACCTTCATCATCCGGCGCACGACGCTGTTTGTGTACTTCTGGAGCTCTATCTGGTGCCTGATCGCTGCATCGAGCAGATCATCATTTGCTGCCATTACACAACACCAAGCGCAGGCCCCTGGGCTGCGATCAGATCCTCCTCGGTTGCGCTGTCGAACTCAGGCGAAAGAATACCCCGGCGTTTATACTCGCCATGAAGGGTCTGGCGTGACAAATCACCTGATTGCTTCATTTTCAGCAGCAACTCGGCACTAGCCTCTGCCAGCGTGGCCGCGCCAAAGTCATCATAAATCTCAACGTGACCGCCCTGCTGCTCTCCCACCCACATGGCCATGAACTGCAACGCCTGGTCGATACCGTCTTCCAGATCGCCAACGATACGCTGCAGAGCGCATGCACCCTGCTCATTGTCGGCCAAGGTCTGGCTTTCGGTAATGTTGCCAGGCTTGATCACCAGCAGTTCTGCGCCTGCCTGGCGCATCTGATCTTCCAAGTCCAGCAGTGACTTACGGCCAGCCTCGATCGCAGCGCCTGTATGTTCGACAAACTTCAATTCGGAGTCCAAGGGCAATTTCACAGCAGCAGCTGCGCCGACTGTCAGTGTCCAATTCTCGTCCTGAATCCCAGTGACCGATAGAATCGGCACCCTGGCAACGTGCAAGATCGTGTCTTGATCGCTCTGACTCTGCCAGTGCTTCACGTTCATGTGCGCCATCTCCAGCAGCGGCGGTGCGGCCTTCATAAAGCCTTCACGCTTGCCATAAACTGCAACAAATGGGATGACCGTCAATGAGGTAGTGCCCTCCTCAAACAATGCCCACTCATCTTTAGCCGTCGGCGCTGTTGATTTACGCCAAGTCTGCCATCTTCCTGGCATCAAAACTCGAACCTGCTCAATCTCTTTTTCACCGAACTCACCGTCATCTTCAACGATGCATTCCAGGATACGCAGTTGCGTGAGCACTTCAGCGCCATTCACTTGCTTTGAACGCCAGCCTACCAACTGCTGGGGGCGGATGTGAACAAAATAGGGTCTGACACCTGCAGCAGCTTCCTCCGCCTGTGTTGGGTACAGCAAATTACCATCCGCGTCTTTGGTGGGTGGATAGTCCACCAGGATGCCACTAAAACCATATCCCAATGCTTCCTGACCGATAGCGGCAGCAAACGTGTGCAAGTTGCGACCTTGAAGATCGATATTTTCAGTCCACTTCTTCAAGCGCTCTGGAACGTCTTCGCCAATCGTTATAGGCTTCGAGAAAGGCTTACTGGCCAGTACTTCAATCGTTCGCTGAAAAGCTGGGAACAACGTGGCTACACTCAACCTGGCTTCATAGCTCTTTTCTTGCTCACTCGGCCAGCGTGGCATCAGGTCCTTTTTCTTACGCATGGCAGTGGTGCCACCGATCAAGGCGGCAATCAGCGGCCAGTTCTCGGCCATGGCTGACACCGCGCTTGATTGTGTTCTTACTGTCATATTTTTACATTCTCAATGGTTCTACAGAGGCAACACGCTTCGTAATTGGATAACGTTTGACGATGAAATATCCGCCACTGTCATTGGTGTGATCGAATCCACCCTTCTTGTCTGGCTCACCCTTGTCGTCATATATCTGGCGTTCCAGGCAAAGAGTGAATTTAGGGCATTTGTTCGTATTGACAAGCAATCGCCGCTCTCCGTAGGTGTTACAGAGCATCGCATTCATACTATTAATGCGGTCCTTTACAGCGGGATTCGTGGAATCAACCACCACTGTAAATCCTGCTTTTCGCAGCAAAGACAAATCTGATTCACTTGCATTACTGGTCTTGCGGTTCTGACCAGAAGCATCCGGATAGACAGATATCGTATGCCCAGGGTACCGTTCCTTGATTTTTTCAATCATTGCTGGCGTGTCAAAAACTTCCACAATCTCATCCACCGCACGCGGCAGATCAGAACGCATCACAAACACAACTGCCGCCATCTTGCCGACGTTGAAGTCCATACCTAAATGCAAAGCATCAGCAGCAATGCCCGGCTTAGCTGGCTGCACCGTATCATCGGTATGGTTCTGCCTGCGGTCAAAGCAGTAGTAAATTACCCCTTGGTAGTTCTCGAAACTGGCCAGGTATTCCTGCCGGAACGTGCGCGGGTCCATCTTCCGCCGCGCTGCTTCTATCTCTTCCGCCGGGACATTGCCACCGTCAACTGACGTGTATAGCCAGCTTTTATGGTCAGGCTCTTTGCCCTGTCCGTCTAAGTAGCTGTCATAGCAATGGTTGAAACCCTTGGGCGTTCCAATGCGCAGAGCATGGCCACCTACCCTTTGCTCAGCATTGACAATGAACTTGCAAGTCGAGAGCATGGGACGCAGTACTTCTTCCCATGCCTCATACGGACAATCTGCCCATTCGTCCACTAGGGCGAAAAACAAACCTGAGCCACGCAGATTGTCATAAGCATCCAGGCCGACAATGCGCACCACATGCCCAGCCTTGGTGGTAATTGAGCATTCTGTCTCGTTCGGCTTTGTCGCACGCCAACTGACAGGTATAGCCTGCTTCAGGCGTCGCCAGAAAACACGCTTTGCCTGCTTGAACGTCGGCGCGCAGTACCATATTTCGTCTTCAACACTGACATTCCACTGCGCTGCATACCGCACCGCTCGCCGTATCTCGGCTTTGCCCAGAAATGTCTTGCCGAAGCGTCGACCGCATACAGCATCGCGAAATCGCGCCTTTTTCTGCCAACCCCAGACATAAATGTTCGCCTGCTTTGGCGTCAGCTCAATAGGTGGATCAGAGTATGGGATTGTCTGGGACATCTTCGTCAGGTTTCAGGACATATTCCGGTGCAGCTGGAATGCCGGGAGCGTCTGCACCTGGTGTTTTGTTCGTATCGAGGCGTCGGTTCACGTACACGTCTCCGACTTCCTTTGCAGCTTGCTCAATTACCTGGACAGCAAGGGCAATGTTGCGCATGCCTTCTGCCTGCTGTGCCATTCGCGCCAATGCACGCAAACGAAAGGCTCGGCTCGCAATTGGGATCTCTGCGACCTCTTCACGAAACTTTTTGCGTGTATCCTCGAAAACCGTTCGCCACTTTTGGCTTAAACGCCTTCCTACAAAGCAATTTGGGTCATACGCAGCCACCTGCTGGCGCATCACATCGAGCCCGAATTCCTCTTTTACTGCTTTCGCCACCTGTGTTGGCGTATCGAAACATGCCAGCGCTTGGACGATGAACAGCTTCACCTCGTCACGTAGTGCTGCCATATGTTGCTATCCTGTAAAAGCCGAGTAAAGCTTATGCGGCTCTAAGCAAACACGTTCCGCATGCCCTCGCAATGTTGGTTTTCGCCACTTCTGGTGATGTCTTGGCGGCGTCAATCATCTTTGCCACATCCTTTGACGGGCCGTAGCGTCTGACCACCCCTACAAACTCCTCCACGTCATGAGCGCGCATTGAAAGCTTTGGCTGTCCATCCTTGGCGAATACAGGCTGGCCGAATTCGTCGAGTGTCTGCCCTATGTGGTAAAGCTCATGGTCAACCAATGCGCAGAAGTCTATGTCTGAGCATTGAGCACAGTGACTTGCATCCAGAGTTATCAAGAAATCCGGCACCATGCCGAACCAGTCGCGCATCTGCTGCTCTTGCCTACCCTTCTGCCATGGTCCACAGCGAAACGTTAGGTCTTCGCATTGACCAAGCACTGTTCGCCCATGCTTGTTGAATCCCGCTGCAGCCCACAAGAACGCTACCTCGGCAAACTGTAGATGCGCGTGGTCAACATTGAACAGCGCACCGCCTTCATTGATGATTTGCTCGAAGGCCCATGTTTTGACTTCAGGCGCCGGCACAAACTGGTGCTGTGCCATCGGCTCAAATAGGGAACTCGGCGGCATTGGCCTGGACAATCCAGAGACAATTCTTGATTTGCGTACCATCACTGAAACAACCGGGCTATTTAAGCTGGATCGTACGTTGAATTGAAGATGTCAATCTTGCATGGGTAGATTTCGCCATCAATCTGGGTAATCAGCATATCTTCGCGATTAAACCGAACGCTACCTTGATGTGTTGGGACGATGTAGCAGTTGTCATTCTCGTGAGTTATTGGGTGTCCTTGGTAATTAAACGACCAAGGCATCCCGTTGATAATACTCGCACCAGACGTTATGCCATGCTGTACCAGTTCATCGAATGTGATAGCTTCAATGACCACAGGTTTTTTGCGAAACTTTGCCATTTCTGTTCCTTAAACGATTATGACTCGACTGTCAGTGACACTGGCGGCATCGTGCCACCTATCACCCACAGTGCTATTGCCTGGCCTTGATTCAAGAGTGCCAGCTCTTCAGCGGTTGGCTTCCAGAAGCTTACAACTGCGGGCTGGCCATCCACTTCCGTGCGCGTAATCGGCAGCGCTGAGCATGGCAGTACTTTCTGATCCCAGCCTGCTGGTGCGCCGAGAACACCGTTATTTGACGGATGTTGTAATCGATTCATGATTGGTTCGTAAAGTCAGCCAGGAAGGCATTGATGGTCAGATGATTCTCGCCTTCCTCTGCGTCAAATACACGCAGTCTTGGCAATTCACTTCCAGAGGTTTCATTATCAAGCGCAACCTTGTGCTCTACGCACAATGCCTCAAGCGCGATAAGGAATGAATCAAACTTGGTCGACATATTTTCTTTCGCCCATTCGATAAACTCATTTACTGGCACTCCCCGCACCTGGTTGAGTTCCCTTTCGAGCGGAGTCGCCAGGCCTTTGTTCGTGAGTGTCTGTGCCTGTAACCCGCCAATAAGAGGCACTCTGGCGTCCGGCGAGCATTCTGTTTGATGTCTTGGAGCATCCTGAGAGTACCGATCTCTCGTCCTTGTGCTTGGAAGGCACTCGCTCCACCATTGAGCTAAGGATGCATTGAAGTTTGTTGGTGCTGTTCGTCAACAAGTGGGATTCGAACCCACGGCGCCCCGTCTACAGGCTACAGAGCCAGACTCAGCACTTATCTGCGTCACTGTTAAACCAGCTCCAGCATTGCCGAGCTACTAGCACCAACACGGATAACCACTACTCAATTGTATTGACCATTCGTGTTTCCACTAGTGAATTTATTTGCAGCTATTGTTTGCTCAACTCATTGAGCACAAATAGAAAAGCCCCGAATCTCGCGACCGGGGCTTTTTGGTTACAATTACGACGTGTATCTAAAACATATGTTATACCGGACGTTTTTTCCGGTCAAGTAAAATAGATATGATTCTGATTATTCCTTAATAGCCTGAACCTGTATTGCATCAATAAACCCTTGCACCTTCCCTGCTGGGGTTGGTGAGCTGCGGTCATATGCAAAGACTTGCTTGCCAGATTTGGCCGTTACAAAAAACCATTGTCCAGAATTTTGAGACGGCTCAACCAGATACACAACATCAATGTTCGGCGACGCGCCATATGAACCATTTAGCGAATCCAATTCAACGAACTGTGTAGATGTGTAAATGTTGCGCCTGATTATTGCATCACAGAATACTTTGATACCGTAGTAATTAGATTGAGTTAAGGTCTCTATTATCTCTTTTCCGCTCCCAGTCGCAGCGGATCCCTGCTTTTTAGCAAAATTTTCTAAAGCAGTATTTACAAACGCATATTGGCTTGGAATAGCGCAAACCAATTTTTTCTGTGAAACAGGCGAAGGCAAAGGCACTATGGCATTCGAAATCCCGGAAAACATGGTCCTTGACGCATCAAGCATTTTTTCTTTGGAATCGTACTTGGCACCCTCTAATGTATATACAGTCCCGCAGCCAGTAAGGACTCCAGAAAACAGCAAGGCAATTGGCAAACAATACTTTAATTTCATTCTTCAACACTCCCATTGATTAAACTGCATTTCTCACGTGTGGTTTGAACGGGTGCCTGTGTAGCCAATTTGCAATTGACTCGATCCTGCGTTTTTACAGGTGCATTTGAGACACTGGGCGCTACTAAATTTGATACCTGAGCGCCAGTTATGGTGCTTGGCCTCGTCAGATACTGCGACCTTACTGACTCCAATGTTTGCGAACATAATTGCTGTTCTGTAGGCGCAAAGTTTGAAACAGAGACGCAAATGCCACTGGGATGCCTAAATGGATCCTTCTGAACCTGATCAAAATACTTGATTTCACCGTTCCCAAGGCGCAAGGCGTATCTAAAATGGAATTGTTGATTTGGTTTGCTGTCGAGACTTGAACCAATCATTCCGCCTATCAACATCGCCGCCAACTGTGTTTTTGCAGAATAATTTCCAGAATTTATGGCCTTATCCACATAAACGGCATTTCCTACCGCGACACCAAGCGCAGCACCACCAGATGTACCTGGAGTAGATTCATTGACGCCTTGATTGTCGATGATAAACCCGTACGAATCGGATTCTTGAATTTGAATTTGACGATTTTCTTGAATAAGTGTCTGCTCATTTGCCGAAAGTGAATTCCAGACATGGCGGGCAATATTCACTGTTTGTGCATGGGCCGTACCAAAACTGCCCAATGCAAATAACAGGCAAACCAAAACCTTAACAGAGGGTAAATTGATGCACATGATTTGAAATGTGTGGCAAATAAACTAATAATGTAACCGAATGCTACAAACATTTCAAAAAAACTTTTCGTTACGTTTGACTATAAGTGCAGCAGACTTGTTCGGCCTGCTGTCTTTTTCCTTTGAAGTATTGACCAAGAATGTTTAATACAACTCCATCCTGTTCAAACGAGTTGCTTCTCCAAATCTTCACTTTCGCAAACGTTGCTCAATCTCTCAGCTATTTTTGTCTGGGCCGTTGCATCAATCTCTTTTAGCCACGCCCAAATTAATCTCTTCTGATCATGCGCTGTGGACTTTCGGACGTTTAAGTCCGTGGCGACCTGGGTGATAGAAATTCCCCGCTCATAAAATGCCCGGACAATCATCTCGCGCATACCTCGAACGGACATTCCTGTTACCTGGCCAGCAGCATGTTCTCGCAGACTTCCTATCTCGGTCCTGTACTGTTCGCTCATCCCATTAGACCCGCAGCACTTGCATTCTACGGTCTTCATTGCGTACCTGGCGATGATGCAGGAACGATGTATTGGCTTAAGACGATCCACCTCCGCCAGTATCATTCCAGCCTGGGCTGCGCCATCCACGGACACCAGGCCTTTACCACTGCCGGCACCTTTCAGCGCCAGCTTGGACATTGGTGACAGAGCATACTGTTGAGTTGAGTAATTAAAAGCAAAAATCAATGCTTCATGAGTATTATTGAAAAGTGCCGTCATTCCCGCTCCTTGTAGTTTGTACATTTCTTACCGTGCCGTCTGCCCTTGGCACAAATCTTGATTTTCACGTCAAAAACCCGCTCCTTTCTCTCGAACGCGCAGCCCTTGCAGGTACGCTCCTCGCGTTCGATCAGGATGTCCAACGGATCGCGGCCATAGTCTCTTTGCCTGGTCACCTGGCCTCCCGCAATTTCTGTGCTGCTTCTTGAATTTGAGTGTCACGGATCAATTCTTGGGCGTAGCCCAGGGTCATTGTCATGGACGCCCTGCGCATCCGGTCAAAGCAGGCTCTAACCGCTTCGGTGTCGCTGGCAAAGACCGGCATGTCCACCTCAAGCTTCTTGGCCAGTAAACGCAAAGGCTCCAGATTGATACTGATCCCCGCCCTCTTCTCATGAATTTCGTAAGCATCAACAACGCCCATGATCGCTACAGAACTGTCATACCAGTGACCGTCTACAACGTCCTTGAAAATGGCGGTGCCGTTGCCAGCGACATCCTTGGTACCGTCGCGCTCCAGTTGGTCAACTATTGCCAGCAATGGGTCAAATACTGCGTTTAGGCGCCATGGCTGAGTTTTGATGAGACACTTAGTCGGGTCGCGCGGCACGTGCTTTTTGTTCTTTCTGTATTTGCTCATAAATGCTCCGCCAATCCTTTCCTGCTATATTTTTGTTCATGCACATGCGGTTGCCATGAGCGGTCTAGATTTTCAAACCGGGTCTGTTCGCCGAAGTAAGCCAACGCAACGCGACCAGGTGCGCCTTGTCTGCAAAGGGCAACATCCACTTCGCAAATGCCCTTGTCCATGCTGTCTGGGTTATAGACTTCATCCCTGTAGAGAAAAATGACTGCATCAGCGTCTTGCTCAATAGCACCTGAATCACGCAGATCAGAGGGCTGTGGCCGCTTATTAGGACGTTTCTCCAGGTCACGATTAAGCTGAGAAAGCAGCAGAATGCCGATATCGAGTTCCTTGGCCAAGGCTTTGAGTCCCCGTGTGATGCCTTCTATCTGCGCATTCCGGTTATCCCCTTCCCCGTCCATCAGCTGCAGGTAGTCAACAACCAGCAATTTAAGGCCGTGCTTGCGCTTCAGATTTTTTGCTTTCATTCGCACGTCCAACAGACGCAATCCGCCTTGGTCATCCAAAAACAGATCCATGTTGTCAATTTTTTGGATAGCGGCAGTTAATCCGTTCCAATCACTTGGGCCCATGAGGTTAGGACTGAGCAGATGTGGCAAGGGAATCTTGCCCAAAACAGCCAGGTTCCGATCATGCAGCTGGCTGCGAGGCATCTCCATCGACAGGATCAGTACCGGATAATCTCTGGCCACGTTAAGAGCGATGTTCAAAGCACATGCTGTTTTCCCCATTTTGGGACGAGCTGCCAACACGATCAAATCGCCACCACGGATGCCGCCGCTCAATTTGCTATCAACGTCCAAGTAACCCGTTGAAATGGCCTTGGTGCCTCCTTCCATGCGTAATTCAAGCTCTTCGATATGTTTCGCCAGGTCGGCACTTGCCCTGACAGGTTCTTGTTTGACCTGAGTCTGCGCCAATGCCTCGAGTTCGGATGAAATGCGATCAACCAAAATCCCTGCATCCTCATGAGCGTTGATTGTCATTTCTTCCGCTTTTCGCCCTAAAGCGATCAACCCACGCTTGATAGCCTTGTCTTTGACAATGCCGGCATAACGAGCAATGTTGGCACTTGACGGCGTGTTTTGCGCCATTTGGTTCAAATAGACCAGGCAGTCCTCGATCTTGGAGGCCAGTATTTCGTGTATCGAGATGACGTCACATGTCTTGCCCGCTAGTACTTGCTTGTGGATTTCGCCAAAGATGACTCGGTGTTCACCACGGTAGAAATGCTCTGCGCGCAAGTCGCCTATTCGGTCAATCGCATCGTTATCGAGCAACAGTGCGCCAAGGACAGACTGTTCGGCTTCCAAGTTTCGAGGTATTAACTTTTCACTATCTCGGCTCATACTTTCTTTCTCGTATTTTGGTAAAGTTTGCGGACTTGGTTATCCATTCGAGGTCTGCAAAAAAAGGCGTTTTCTTAGGATCGTTCGCCTTGCCAACAAGGAAATCACATGTGCCGACATAGGTAAAAAGCCTTTTCCAGTACTCTAAATTTTGCCTAGACTTGTCCTCATTCCACCTTGCTCGTAACTGCGTAGCTCTGGCAGGTGTCCAATCCCGTACTTGTGGACACTGGGGGTAAAACTTCGTGGTAGAGGGCAATGATTTGCTTGTGCGGGCATTCAATTCGTTCATGGGAGTGTCCGACAGGTTCGTCAGCATCGCTGGCGACATCTAACCCGTTAGGGTTAGTAGTGTTTACTTCTTCTCTTCTCTTCTCTTCTCTAGGTAACGCATCAGTAACGCTGCCACCGTTACCTTCATCGTTACTTTTAGCGTTAGCCTTGTGATTTGCTACACGTTTCGCGGTCAAAGCACGGTCTTTTGCTGTTTTCCCGTTATGTCTTTCGAAGTTTGGTAGCTGGAGTCCACCCTCAGTGGTTAACAACCAACCCACGTTTGTCATTGCCTGCGTTAATCCGGTAACGCCAACAATCCTATCTAGTAACGCTGAGGTAACGCCAATAGCGTTACCATCGATTGTGTGTTGATCGAACCAGCGCCATACCCGCAAGAGCTTCCCTACGGTCAAGTCAGGGTCGTCCCAGCCCATGGCGACAGTGATCTGTAGCACTTCCGGCTTCTCAGGTGTACTTGCATCGAATTTGAGCCATTCGCCAGCCATTACATCCCTTCCAATAGAGGATAAATACCTGACAATCCTCGTAGTTCGCGGTCTGCCCGCAATGCCATTTCGGATGCTATCTGCATCTTATTTAGGCGATCCAGTTCCGCCGCAGCTTGGGAAACAGTCCTGCATTGGCAAGTAGGAGTTACAACAAGACAACCAGGGACTTGATATCCGACTAAAAAAGAACCATCTTTGTGAGGCCCTGTAATCGCGTAATTCAGCATTGACTCACCAATCCTTTCAGCTTTGCTTTGTAGAATTTCATGCTGCTAGACCGATAACACTGCCAACATGCACAACAGCTGAAGGCGTCTCCGCATACCGCTTTCTCAGAAGCACTTCAACAACCTGGGCATCATCTCGCCAGACGATCCCGTTACAGCCATCCTTCAGCCCTTTAAGCACATTGTCTGCGTCAGGTTTCTTGGTGGGCAGGATATGGCCTTGGATCGCCAGCAAGCGCTTCTTGTTTGACCAGCTCGCTGGCACTTGCATGTGCAAATGCACTTCCAAGGCTAATGGTTCGGCGCTCGGCTCGATCCCTGCCATTGCTTGAGATGCAGCCAACTTGACCAAGTTTTCATAATTTACTGTTTTTGCCGGGGTGTACGTTGTGACAAAATTCCCCTGCCTTGCGAACTTCGGACGGGCTTTAGCGACTGGCTGGCCAGGCACGATAAATTGAATTCTAAAAGTCATAACAAGCCCTTTCTCTTGAGTATTCGGTGCGTGTGTTCAACACCAGCGCGAAAGTGCGCAAGCATCAGTTCCCGGCTATAGTTCTTTGGCATAGGTATGCGGCCGTCAAGCAAGTCATGGCAGCTACTGCAGCCGAATGCTGCGGCAGTGTCTGGAGCCTTCAGGCCCATGCCCTTGCCGTCTTCCAGCAGGTTTGAGTGGCATAGCGCGGTCGTCTCTGGGTTGTAGTTACATACTGGGAAACGCAAAGTGCATTCCTGGCCGCGTGCGGCTTTACGAATTGGCGTCATCACCGGGCGACTGGTTTTCATGCGCTTGGAGCTGCGCTTCAATGGAGAGCGTTTCATCATGGCAGCACCAGCCTGTAATGACGGCCACCAATGTGCTCCATCTTCAAGGGGGCCGGTGCAGTCCATACGCAATAACCATCGGCGTCGATCTGCTTTCCCTGTGCATACCACCAGGTGACTACACGCCAAAATGAAGCCCGCGAACCAGGCTGATTCTCTTTAATCGAACCGTTCGCATTGAGTACTTGCGGACCAAACCGCGGATGGTCTTCGAATTTAATGATCTTGCCTGCCTCATCTCGAATTTTTCTATCAGGTCCGCCCAGGGAGATATGAAGAAATGGGAAAGTCAAAGCTCAGCCTCCGAAAACAATCTCGGTTGCACCGCGCCGTTTTGATAGACAACGTCCATCACGGTAGTGGCTAGCGGTTCATCACCATCCCAGCCATCAGGCCAAGTTTGCAAATCGATCAGTTCATGGATGCGCGCTTCTTCCTCGGCATTGATCAAGTCGACAACTGGCCGCCCTGTGCACGCTGCTCTTGCATTGATTTCTGCCTGAATTGCAAGGATGCGATCAAGTGCCATCAACCTGGCCTCAAAAGTCAGCGGCCCTTTCCTTTGCGGGTTCTTGCCGATTGATCCGTCTTTGAGGCGTTCAATGCCAGCTTTGCGCAAACGGTACTGGTCCTCACGCAACTCGCGCCAGAGAGGTTTGATGCGCTTCAACGGCGCTAAGTAAGCCCACTGTGGGTTTAAAAGAATGTTATCCAGAGCAGTATCAGTGTCGACCAGCGGGCAACCTGTGCAACCTGTTCGGGCATTTATTTCCTCAGCCTCATCACCACCGTATGCATCAGCAATTGCCCGAGTACTCCAGTCACCGAACTCAGCTGTAGGTGCCCAATGTTTTAGCCATTCCCAGATATGACAGACGCGCCAATGCAGCAACGGTGCCAAGGTTGCCAGGCGGCCGCGAAGGCCTTTTGCATTTGGCAATACTTCCTGGTACCAGCCTTGGCCACACTCTGCACCATCTTTGCCGCAACTCATTTCGATACGCTGATCACGAATGGCACTTTCACCCTGGCGCACGCCAGTGATCATTAGGATGCCACCCTCCAACTGATCCAAACGCGCCTCAAGTGCATGTTGCATGGGGTCGATTTTGATTTGGCGAGTACACCAGCGCAGCGTATTGTTATTTGGAGGTGGTACGCCTCTGCCAAGGATGTAAACCATAAAACGCTTGTCCATGGGTGCCATGACAATTTCTACAGCAATGCCACGATCACGCAGCTCGTCCATGATCTGGTGCGCAGATGCAGCCAAGGGAATGAGCTCCTGGCGGGTGTCTGCATAAAAGACTGTCAGTGTTTTTGGTCTGGCAATCTTGCCCGTATCAATCAGCCAGATAATCAAGGTAAGCGTGGCGCTTGAATCCTTGCCACCTGACCAGGCTATTCCCCAATGATCATGCTGCTGGCCGTAGGCCTGCATGGAGCGGATCGTCAGATCAATGGAATCTGTCATCTGCAAGCGCTTGGAGCCAGCCGCGAAAAAATCCACTTGCGCCGTCATGCCACTGCCTCGAGTTCTTCAAAGTCGAACAGCGTCGGCATAGACATTTCTCGTTCAGCAGCCTTGCAATATGCGGCACCATCGAGGAAGTAAGCCGGGCTCAACTCAATGCCTATACCCTTGCGACCCTTCAGAATGGCGCGGTACGGGACAGTCATCAGGCCGCCAAACGGGTCCAGGACGATATCGCCCTTGTTTGACCACTGTTCAATTGCACGATCAGCGATATCAAATTGCATCGGGCAAAGATGCATTTCTTTACCCTTCGCTGACTGGGCTCCATTCAATGTGAGCATGCGCGTCACATCTGACCAGACCTCACTTGACCAGGACTGCGGCTGCAGCAGCATAAAAGTGACTGGCAACTTGCCTTGCGCATCCAGCGTTTCACCTATCTTGACGTGATGCTCAAAGTTATAGATCGCTTCCAGGCTGTTTGCCTTGAAGGTCTTGAAAATCATGTCGTGCGGCATCGACTGCAGCTCTTCAGGTGCCAGCAGGCGGTTACCAGATGACCTGGTGAAGCCATGGGCATCAATCTGCCAGCGAGACCGGCTATAGTTATCCTTGCCCTTCACCACCGGCTCATCCGCATAACTGTTGCTTGTGTCTGTTGGCGGCTTCCTGAAAATCAGCAAGTACTCGGGTATGCCACAACTCATCTTGCTGCCGTCTTTGCACTGCTCAGACCAGCCCAGGCGATATGTTTGATTGTTTTCGCGGACCACGTCAGTGACAATGGTTTTCATACCCATATAGGCGAAACCGTGTTTTGTATAATGCTCAATACAGCGTGCATGGAATGGGTACACGGTCTGAAAGCCGAGGCCTGTCATGCCACCGGGCACAATGCGGTCTTTAACGTGGATAGCGGCCAAGCGGCCAGGTTTGAGCACTTTTAGCAAATTGGGCGTCAAATAGTCCATTTGCTTGAAAAAATGCTCGTTATTGTCCGTGTGCCCGAAATCAGAATAGTTGGGGCTGTATTCGTACTGCGTAGAAAAAGGAATCGAAGTGACGATCAGGCCTACGCTGTTTTCTTCCATGGCAGTTGTTTCCAGCACGCTGTCATTGTTGATGCAGCGGTAGTTGTCGCCGCACACTTCAATGCGCTTAACGCCCATTGCGCGGGTAAGCTCGTTTGCCATAGCATCCTCGGACAAACCGTATTCATTGATCAGTTCAGACATCTTTGCCACCATTTCATTGTGTTGTTTCCATTTGCGTTCCACCTGACGCCGCACCTCGCGCTCAGCCTCCGTATAGATCAGATCAATACGGACGGTCTTGGTCTGCAAGAATCGCTGGATACGGTGAATTGCCTGAATCAGGTCTTTGAATTTGAAACCGATTCCCAGGAAGATCGCCCAGGAGCAGTGCCGCTGGAAATTGCAACCGCTGCCAGCGATCACCGGCTTGGCCGCCAACTCTTGAATCCTTCCGTCGGAAAAGTCGATAATCGCCGCCTCACGCTCTTCCATGTCCTGACTACCGTAAACGCTGACTGATGTTGGGATTGCTTTCTCGATCGCGTGGCGCTCTGCTTCCAGGTCATGCCACAGCAATCTATGTGCGTCCGGATCTTCGGCGCGCAGTTCCATCATTTTTGCAATGCGGGCTGGCAATGACTCCCTTTTCTCGCGGGCGGAATCGACAACGCCGATGGCCTGATTCTTGAACATGCGCGCCTGGCCGGACATTTCATGGCCAGCAGTGGAATGGTTCGCAGGGATTTCATGCCAGCGGATATCCATCTTTGGCAGCGAATAGCCTTCATCGGAAAAGCCCAGATCAGACGGCCGCTGAACAAATAAACCCCACGATGCCAGCCAAGTCCAGAACTCGCGCTCTTTGTGGGCGTGAATCGTCAGTTCGTCGGCCTTTTCGCTATTGCGCTTGAAGAAGCGAGTTTTGGCAGCTGAGACATCCATCACGCCCAGGAATGCTGAATAAGCAAGCAGCTCTATGTATTCATTCGGGCTGGGTGTAGCCGTGGCAACAAACCGGTACCGCACTCCGTCGCTGCGCACCCGGTTAACCATGGTTTTATAGTCGCCGGCAAACAGACCCATGAATTCTCTGAATGTCTTGGTGCCACCAAATCCCCGCAAGCAGTCGGCTTCATCAAGGCATGCGACACTGAACAGGCGAGGATCCAGTTTGCCGTCCCGAATGGTCTCGTAATTTGTCATGTAGATGCCTTCGGGGTCCGTGGCTTCCTGGATGCGACGAATAAACTTGATCGTGATGCCCAGCATAGCTGCATCGCGCATAAATTCCTGACGCACGCCAAGCGGTGCACAGATCAAGCCCCTGCCACCAGCAAAATTGCGGATGATGCGGACGATCTCCAGTTCCATCACAGTCTTACCCAGGCCGAAGGCTGCAAATATTGCTCGCCTGCCACCACGGACAGCCCATTTGACGATCGCTCGTTGGTGCTGTTTTAGGATGGGATTGATATCGGAATCACATATCTCAAAGCCATATAACTCAGCTTTGACAACCTTTTGTTGCAGAAATTTTGTGTAATCGCTTAAAATATGAGCAGTCATTTATCGGAACCCTATTTTCATAATTGATCAGAAGCCCGGGCGGGTGCAACCGCTTGGGCTTTGTTTTTTGCGGGGCGCACATTGATGTATGTGGCGTACTGCACGATGTCGCGAATAGTGCTTTCGCCAACCTGATAGATTTTGGCAAGAGTGCCGTAGCCGCGCACGTATGCCAGGTATTGCGACCTGATTTCAAGTACTTGCTCAGGCGTGAGCTTCCGGCGACGAGTCATCTGCCATCTCCTTCAAACAGGCAAAGAATCGCTTCCATTGATTGTTCAGCTACCTGTGCAGAGGCATACGGCCAAAGATATTTCTGTGCATGATGTGTGCGGAAAAACTCAAGAACGCCATCGCGATAAATTTGAAAGTCACCTTCGTCGCATTTTTTGTACGAGATAGATTTCGGAACAGGGAACACTCCGCCCTTTGGACCGCTGCACCATATAACCCAGCCTGACCCTACTTTCAGCCAAAGTCTGAACGTTTCACGGTCTTTGAATCGCTCTTGGTTTTTGAATACCTCACCTTCAAGCTTCATTTGCTTGCGGTGCACTGGGCCAAAGCGAGGGATCAGCGTCTCAACAGAGAAAAACTCACCACTGCCTAGATTCCAGATGCTGTTCCAAAATCTGCGCCAAGCTTTCTGATCTTGCTCAGCTTGGCCATCGACCATTTCAAAGAGACATTCACGCAAAACCTGGCGCTGAGCTTCGGTTGGCTCAATGTCTGTACGCTTTGTTAGTACGATTTGCGTCATGCAGCGCCCCGGCATAAGCTGCAATACTTGAACACAGCCTCACCTGCGGAATTGGTGAACTGTTGAATAGAACGCCATTGGCCGCTGCCATTGCGGCAGCGGCTCCCTTTACAGTATCGGCGAGCGGTTACTGTATTGAGGGGCGATGTTGATTGATTGCGGATGTGCTGAGCATCCGTTGCCGCCGGAGATTGATAGGTCATAGCTTCCCCCGGAAAAAATCACGGATTGCACGCAAGCGGCGAATGACCAAGATGCGAGTCCAGATCATTTCCAACCGCATGCACTTAAAAAACGTTGGTGTCGTCATGGTTCCGCTTTCACCAAGGTATCAATCGCTTCACGCAAATGGCGCGTAGCCAAAACCAGCCGGCTATTACATTCCTCCACTCTGGAAGTGCCACGCGCACCAATTTTTTCTTTATCTGCTTCCCGCCAATTTTTAGCCATCACAAGCACCCTTTCTTTTTTCTGGTCGGTCTGTTCGCTCATTACTGTCCTTCTTGTGTCTCATCGTTGTCCGCCCTTCCCGTCAAAGACGCATGTTTCGGTTAGGAAACATGGCCTTGTTATGTGCCGATGAAGGTCTTTCTGTTCGTCGTCGCGATCGAATAACATTCGTGCTTCGGGCCCAGTTATTTGCCAGGTTGCGCAAAACACGGGACTGAGGAACATCCGAGGCTTTGCAACGATTTTGAAATTCCAGAAATTCATCTGCATTCAGCAGGGTTTTGACGACTATGGTTCGAGAGTTCATGTTTTTGTCCTAGTGTTAGTGATTCAGGAATAGTGCTGCGATTCGAGGTGCCAGGGTTAGGAGTCACATTGGGATTCCTCCTGGAGTTCCGGCCAGAATTCGAGCCAATCATTAGGGCGCAATACTTTGAGAGATATGCCAAACCTATCGGTCACTTTTTTACAATGGCGCGCAGCAAGTGGCTTTCCACTTATATAAAGTTGATTTATATAGGCAGGAGAAACGCCGAGGAAGGAAGCTAAAGCTTTTTGACTTCCAGCCTTTGCGCTTGCCAGTTGGATTGGATTTAAGTTCTGTTCGCACATGGCGTCAATATAAAGCAGTGCTTTATCAAAATCAAGCATTGATTTATCTGACGGCAACGAATCACAATTACTTTATGAAAATCGACCCAAATAAAGAAAATCAGGATCGCGCCGCTTTAATCAAAGAGGCTATTGCTGCTTCTGGAAAAAAGAAGTCTGCGATCGCTTTAGAGCTTGATATCAAGCCCCAGGCGATTACTGGCTGGGAAACTACTGGGCGCATCCATCGAACTATGTTGCGAAAACTGGGGCTTGTACTGGGGAAAAATCTTTGTGGAGAGGAATCTACAATTGAGGACCTGGACGAAGACACCAAGCAAGTAGTTAAACTGATGGAGATGACAGACAATGAGGGGCGTGTCCGCGCACGTATAGCCGTAACGGACATCCTCAATCAGTACAAATTCAACAAGCGACTTTCAGAATCGTCTGAGCCAAACATTGAGGAAGCTATTAACAGCATCAAAGACCCTCAGAAACGCGCAGTGCTTAAGGCTGCACTTGATACCATAAGTTCTATGGAGCAAGATTCTGTTGCAAAACCATTAAAGAAAGCCAGTTAAACAGTCATATCAGCATTAATTATGCTAATGTGAATAGCGCGTATGCAAGAATTTTGCAACTATGCATAATTCGCGCATGGACATTTCAACTAGATTAGATATGGCGATGGTTGCCGCTGGATTCCGCGATCAAAGCGATTTGGCGCGAGTCGCCGGAATCTCTCAATCCACAGCCAACAGAATTTTAAGTGGTCGGGCAAAGCAGCCCGACGCATTGAGTTTGTTCAGACTTGCGAGGGCTTGTAACGTGTCCGTTGAATGGCTTGTGTCTGGTGAGGAACCTGAAAAAATAAGTGTTTCCCTGGCTTACATCAGCAGTAAAGAGGCTGAACTACTCACCATGTACCGTCAATGTAACGACGACGGCAAAAAAGTCATCTTTGCGGCCGCGGAGACCGCTTTACAGATAGCCCCTGCGGGTGACTCGGAAACTGAATAACATTCGACTTTTCCGAGAAGTCCTTTTCCAATTTCTCCATAAATCCCACTGCGAACCGGCGACCAGAACTATTTAGCCGGTTAAACACGCACATCGCCGCTATCTGCTCTTCCGTCATCTCAACACTTTCGGTCTTTTGTAGTGCACCCAACTGTTGCTCCGAATCCATTAAGTTACCCTTCGCCTTAGTTGTTACAAACCAGCTTGCTCCGTTACAGAGGAAAAGATTATATTTCCAAAATTCCAATGTTTCATTTGAAACGCATTGTAGTATCACTTTAAATGATTTTGCAATGTTTTTCATTTGAATAATTGAAGAAACTAATGGACATGATCCAAGGGAAATAAAGCTCTTTCGTTAAACTTCTCTTGTTGCAAATGAAATTATATCATTGTAAAATACCTAATTTAATCATTTTAAGTGATATTCATGTCCCTACCCGCGATTACCCTCGTTACGGCAGATGATCAGCATATGTTGCTTGCGCTGTATCAGTACTATGCAGAAGAGCATGGCATGACTGTGATAGAGGAATGCAAAACTCCAGAGCAAGCAATTGAGTCATATTCAAAGCATCAGCCCCAGGTCATTTTGCTTGATATTCGATTTGGTACTGATATGTCTGGCTTTGATATTGCAAGAGAGATTCTGAAAAAACATCCAAATGCGAATATCGTTTTCATCAGTCAATATGACCAGGCATCGTATATAGGCGAAGCTTATCGCGTCGGGGCAAAGGCCTTTTTAACAAAGAATTGTGATGCAGATACTTTTAAAAAAGCCATTCAGGCTGCTAGCAAAGGCGAAAAATTCTTTATGCCTGAACTACTGGAAAAAGCTGTTCAACTGGTGACCAATCCGGAAATGAACCCGAAGCTAGTTTTGCAAGAAAAGAATCTATTCGAAGTATTTATACTGCTTGCCGAAGGCCTGACGAACGAAGAGATTGCCGAAAAGCTTGGTGTGGATAAACGTACCGTATCACTCAATCGACAAAAAATTCAAGACAGATTGAATATTAGTAGGCTGCAGGAATACACAAGAATGGCAATCGCCCATGGCCTGATGGAGCCTTGAGGCCCATTAAACATATTCAATGATAGACCTACACAAGATAATTCCTCTTCGATGGTTTTTTCCATTGATTGCAGTGCTGCCGGTTTTTATCGTCGCCTGCCTGGCCGGCGTATTTCTTGATGTAAGTATTTCAAACCAGCTAGACAATCAGTTAGAAAATAATTTGCGCGGACTCGGTGAAAACATTTCAAATTCTTCAGAATTTGCATTGCAGACCCAAAATACATCAGAACTCAAAAAAGTAATTTGTGCAAGCTTGTATCTATCAGCTGAAATCAATGAGATTGAGATTTTAGATGACAGTTCTGTAAAGTTAGACGATTGCCGCCGGATGGTTAAAATTGAAGGTGACTCAATAGCAGTGACCCTTCCAATTCACCCACTAAACAGGGATCAAGTTAAATCTACGAGCAAAAATATTGTCATTGGATATGTACGAATAACCGCAGCAAAATCCGTCGTCGAAAATGAAAAACGACTGATCAGGTGGGTATTATTCCTGGTTCTGACTTTTGCTGTACTACTCACACTTTTATTCTCTTATTTTTTCACAAAAAAATTAGCTTTTGCAGTAATCGAGTTATCACAGGCGTCAAAAAGTATTACGGAAAAAAATTTCCAAATCGAATTTTCGAAAATGCTTGGTGGCGAAGTAGGTCAAATGCAAAAGTCATTTTTGGAAATGTCGAGGACTATGTCCGACTTTACAAAACACCTGAACAATAATGTGGAAGCCAGAACCAAAGAACTTGATACCCAGAAAAATTTGCTAGAAAAAGCCTATACAGAAAACAAAAGATTAATTCATCGCATCAACACTGCGATTGAGAATGAACGCAGATTGATTGCTCTTGATTTACACGATGTATTTAATACAGTCATCTTGCACATCTTAGGGACTGCGCGCCAGACAAAGTCAATGCTGCATAAAGTCGCCCAACAGGTAGACGTTTCAGGCGCGCAGTCGAATTTAGTAGCCATTGAACACAATGCCAATCACCTGTACGCCTTGTCTAAAGATTTGGTTTCGAATCTAAGACCGGAAGTGCTTGACGAGTTCGGCCTGGCAGAGGCCTTGCAGGATTTAGTAACCAAACACGGGAATTCGCATGCCGATTGCCAATACTCTTTGAAACTCAATGGTCAAATTCCCCGGTTTGATTACGATTTCAATATTGCCATATTCAGGATTGTTCAAGAATCACTATCGAATGTCGCCAAACATGCAAACGCGACCCAATGCAAGATCACTTTAACTGTTATTGATAAGATTAATCATTGTCGCATCGTATTAAGCATTATTGACGACGGCAACGGATTTGATATGCGAAACCGTAAGCAAGGCTTTGGCCTGGACGGTATGCGTGAAAGAGCTGGAGGCATTGGCGGCACCATCGAAGTTTCGGCTGCACCAGGTGCAAGTACTAATATCTTGCTTTGCGTAGACAAATATATTCAATCTAAAACAGAAATATAGATGAATAATATCTATAAATATATATTCGCTACCATTGCGTTGATTGGACTCGTGAATCTAATTACGCCTTACGTTCTTGCATCTGAGCGGACGCAAGAAAATAGGGTCGACAGTCTTATACGCCAGCAGTCCTACAACTTCCGATTTAGCTTTGATAAAAGCGATTCAACACTGATTGAACTAAAAAAATTGGAGCCTTTTTTTACGAAAAAGCAAAAAGATCTTGTATATCTTATGCATGCAGCCGTCCTGGGCTTCCAAGGGAAACATACGGAACGTACGGCACTAGTGAATGGATATCTTACGCAAGTTACCGATGCCGACATGAGAGCTAGATTTCTTGACCAACTAATAGGAGCATATTCGAACCTTGGCGAATATGAAAAAGCAATCTTATCAATGAACGAAGCCACAGCGCTACTACCAGCTTTAAGGACACGTGAGGGAATAAGCGCCACTTTACAGGGGGCAGTCAATCTACTGCGTACACTAAAAGAATATGACGAAGCTTTGGTTTATGCAAACAGGATGTTAGAGCTCAAACCAAATCCCGATCGCCCTTCAGAGCGGTGCTTGGGCATTTTGAATACCGTTGAACTGAATTACATACGTGGTGATGTACAACATGCAAGATCACTCATTCCCGAATCAGATGCAACTTGCAAGGTTGGCGGAAATAGACTCTACGTTCAAATTTTGCAAGCAATGTCTGTGATAGACCTAATAAATTCTGGCAATTATCAAAAGGGTATAAATCAAGGCGTCCCTTTGGCAGCAGATTTCGAAAATCTTAATCATCGTAATGAGTATAGGATGCGACTTGAAGAGGCTTTGGCAAAAGCTTTTATGTCTTCAAATGATCTAAAGTCGGCATCAAAATTCGGGTTACTAGCTTTTGATCATGCTAAAGAAGCAAAAGCAGTCGAGCAGGTTGAATCTGCAGCCGAGACCATGGCAAAAGTGCACGAGCGCCAGGGAGACAATCCAAACGCGTTAGCATTCTTAAAGATTGCGTTTGAGTATCGAAAAAAACGAACAGACGATGACCTTCTAAAAAACCTCGCTTACCAACGCGTTAAATTCAATTTGCGCGAAAAAGCGATGCAATTAAGTGCATTGGAGAATAAAAACCAAGTATTGCGCATTGAGCAGGAACTCGAAAAGAAAAACACACAAACAATATTCTGGGTTGCAGTTTTTTCCGCGACTGTGATGATCATCCTGTTGGTAATGTTGATATTTTTCATAAAGCAAAGGAAGAAATATTTAAGGTTAGTGCAGATTGACCAACTAACAAATATTTTTGATCGGACATTTTTTATATCCCGTGCCTCCGAGAAAATTGCAGGTCGTCTAGCACCTATCTCTATTGTTCTGCTAAATCTTGACCGATTCAGGAAAATCAACGCTGCGTACGGTTTCTCCATGGGAGATCACATACTCGTTGAAGTATGTTCAAAAATTAAGACTCTATTAACAGTCGATGACCTTTTTGGAAGAATGCAGGGCGATGAATTCGCAATATGCATGGTCGGTCCCACTGAAGAATTAGCCAGGCATTTAGCTGAGAAATGTCGCCTGGCCATTTTAGAATTGAATATAGATAAGTTGACGCCAGACCATAAACTGACTGCTAGCATCGGTGTGGCGACAATTGATACAAAAGGACTGACAAATTTCGAAGATACCCTCAATGCAGCGCGCGACTCCCTACTTCTTTCAAAAAGTTTAGGCGGTAATTGCGTCAACGGTTAGCTGTCCGTAATATTTCATTGACACGTCTTGTCGTTGGACGGTCAATGGATCCGTTGTGAGCAGCCATAACCTCTTCCTGCTGTATCGGAGTTGCATAGTCAATCCGGAAATGTGCCCCAGAACTGCGTTCAAGTGCAAATTTTGTGAAGGTGAGAAGGATCTCTGACGGAACGCAATTCCAAAGTGTGAAAACACCGCCCCCCATTTCGAAGAGAGAGTCCTGAGTTTTTTTGGCGCCAACAGTAGGAAACTTAACTTCATGGCCCAGATCGCTCAAGACCTGTTCAATCGTTTCGTTTCCTGCATGTTTTACATAGAAACTAGTTCCGCAACTTTTTTCTAAAGCGAAGCGCATCCCAGCTTCCAACAAATCGTCCGGCATGCCGTGCCAAAGATATATTTCTCCCTGCCCTGACTCGAGTTGGGATGCATACAGTTCAGCTTGTGTGCGAACAAGGCATTTAGCAATTTAGTTTTTTGATCAATGTCAGTCGTAGAACTTCCCATATCAATCTAATAGCCGACGACTAAAGTGTCCAATGAACCGTATTCAGCGTTAGGTATGCCAACGATATCAGCAACCACCTGTTTGTCGCCAGTGTGAATTGCAGCCTGTTCTGCAACAGTCAAACCATATTTTGTCATTGCAGCTTCTGGATTTTCATTGTGAGCTTCACGAGCAACGGCATTTTTGTCCAGCAGATTCAAATATGCTAATAAGTTAGACATTTCGCTTTACCTTTCCAATACATACTTTGGTTAAAAAAACATAATATTGCACAAGCATTTTATTATGATTTCTGCTATATGACTTAGTTTTTCTTGACCTGATCAGGGCTCTTAAATTTGACACGTTCGCCTGGAGTGATTTTTGGATTCGACAGGTCCAAGATAGACGGCCTTGTTGCAACTATCAATAACAACAAGGCTGTTCTCATTCTTACATCCCTAGCCCTGAACCGCTGCCGCTGGGTTCAGGCTTTTGATCATTCTCGTCATGCCCGGCTTGCTGCATTCCCAATTCAATTACATCATCAAGCTCTTTTACAACTTGTTCGGCCTGCAGCTTGCTTAAGCATCTCGCCTGGAAAGTACCAGAGGCATCATAAACACCATATCCAGTTACGACGTACTTGCCATTTTTTATCGTCACATATTCAACAACTTTGTGCCCGTACCTCCCAACAAACCAGATAAAACCAATCAACTCACCTGATCTTTCCGGCTGCAGCTCCGCCACACCACCTATAAGGTCGCTGGCCCATTTAGCCGCTTGTTCTTTATCCTCAAATATTGCAACCAATCTGTATTCTTCGTTATCGTCAAGAGCCATGACCGCATATCCTACAAGCTCATTGCGATCACCTGTTGAATAGACTTTACAAATCAAGTACTTCCCAGAGTCGTCAACATATTCCAGCGTTCTAACATCATATTCCATAGATTTAACCTCTCAGAAAACTTCATGTTTTCAACAATCACCCCAAAACCCTTGGCACCAGTAGCACTTAGGCCAGTTCATCTACTTTAGCTATTTCCCTGATTTTCATTTGCGACAAATTACGCTCTGATTTTACGCCCCTTCCCTTTTTTAGCCTTCGCGATCGTGGCCTCAGCTTCGCTTTGATACGCACATGCTGCACTGCACAATCGAAAAGATAAATAAAATTCAAAATTTAGATAAAGCACTGCTTTACTTTAATAAAGCTTTGCTTTATTATTCATACATCGCAGCAAACAATTAATCAGGAGCCGAGATGATCACACAAACACCTTTCAACTTGCCAACAGGCCACTTTGCCCAACCAGCAGTTGCATCGAACGCCCTGGTCATCAACGGCCAAAACCTGATTGATGCTTTTGCTGATTGTGACATGGAACAGTGCGACAAGTTGGCCTCGTTGCTGGCAAGCGGTCGTCATGAGCAAGTAGGCCGAATGCTGGAAGCGATTTTCTACAAATGGGCCGAATGATTTTCTGATACCCCGAAAAGTCCTGGTGATGGCGAACAAAAGACCACCGGACAGAATAGGCAAGTACCTGGCAGCTCGGAACTAGACGGGCAACGAATTAAAGATTGGTCGCTGGCACCAAGTTTCAAGCCAGCAGGGAAATCTGGGTGCCTGAATGACCTGGCCTCTGTATCGGGTGATGCCTCTAGTCTTGAGTTGGGACGGACAGTCGGGAAAGACCGACAAAGAATTGCAGTAGAGAAGATTGCAAGACTGGCTGAATCGTGACGTCAAGTAGCGCTGTACTGCGCGAAAACCTATGAACGAAAGATGCCATGAGCAAGCCGAGGACGGAAGGCACTGCCGTGACAGCCTGGAGAGACAGGCATCAAAACAAAACCGGCTTCACCCGCCTTGGCCAGCGGAGCTCCCGATGTACGAGGCCGGTTCTGTTTTGAGTTTGACTCGCCTGCAGTGTGTTTCTCACCCACCCTGCCGCCTTCCGTGGTCGATAAATCGGACTGGTAACTCTCTGCCAGCGAAGTTCTAAAAGAGGGCACCACACAAAACCAGCGGCTAAACGAAGACCATGGCGCGCCTCCGATGGTCGGATACCGGAGAAAGACCGGGCCGCTGGTTCTGTGTGGTGAATACCAAAAGGACGCACCCCGAGAGGGCGCTCTGCAAAGCATCGCAGGAATCTGCTTAGCCTGTTAATCATGATCGGGTTTTGCGGTAGCCCAGATAGAAATCTGAAGGAAGCATGATTAACCTTCGGCACCTGTCGATAAGTCCGTCGCCGCAGACGGTAATCGCGACTGCTGGGACGAGAGTAACCCAGCGCCAACAGGAAAGAGGGGGCACTGCAAAACGGTCTTCCCGAGCACACGTAGTACCGAACGACCGAGAGGGTGTGCTAACGACGGGTGAATTCCTCTTTTTCCTGTTGGTAAATGCATGATTGGATCTGGACGGTTCGAACCCGTACCCGAAACTCCCAGAGTAGTCGAGCTGGCATAGTCGAAAAATAGTGAAGATAGCCCATTTGCCAACACCTAATTTAACCAGGAGATCAGCAATGAATGCAGCAGATCAGTTTGAAGCACCAAAACACACGCCGGGACCGTGGGAAGCGATTGGCAATTTGGTTCGCTCCCCTATGGTTCACCCGCAGGGTACTGATAGGCCGCGAGGAATCATGCTTGCGGAATGCGCAGATGGATACGGCGTCAAGGCAAACAGCGCTGAAGCCGCCGCAAATGCCAGGCTCTTCGCTGCGGCACCTGATTTGCTGGCCGAGTTGGTCATGGCTGGCCAGGTCATCAGCGTGCTGCTGAACGAGTTGACTGTCGAGCAAAAGCGCAACTGTGCAGCAAAAATCGACGCATTGGGCATACACGGCGAAGGCATGATCAGGGCAAATGAGCGTGATGCAGTCATGAAAAAGGCCACGGGAGCACCAACATGACCCGCACCCGCCCTATTCGCGCTTACCGCCACTGGCGCAGCGCTGGCTTCAGTGTCCGCAATGCACTTTACCTGACAGTGAAATGGGGTTGCCCAGCATGGTACTGATCAAAAACATCCTCTTTTACCGCCGCTTTGGATATAGCTGGCGAACAGCCTGGCGCAAAGCCCGCAACACGATTTAACCGATTTTCAAAATTTCTGGAGTAAGACATGAGTACAGCAGTCGCAACAAAGACACCAGCAGCAAACTTGATGCAGTTTATGGAGAAACATAAGCAGCAAGTCGCCCTTGCCTTGCCAAAGCATATTACTGCTGATCGTATGGTTCGCCTGGCTATGACTTCATTCAGCCAAAACAAGGCGCTGCAAAACTGCGAAATGAATAGCATTTTTGCTTCAGTCATCATTGCTTCACAGCTCGGTCTTGAGATTGGTGTGGGCGGACAGGGCTATCTTGTTCCATACAAGGGCAAATGCACGTTCGTGCCTGGCTGGCAGGGCTTGGTTGATCTGGTATCTCGCGCTGGTCGTGCCACAGTTTGGACTGGCGCGGTGTATCGCGGCGATAAATTCGATTGGGCACTTGGTGACAATCCATTCGTAAAACATCAACCAGAGGGCGACGCAGACGATTGGCGCGACATCTCGCATGTGTATGCCATAGGTCGCGTGAATGGCAGCCAATACCCTGTTATCGAAGTCTGGACGATGGATCGCGTTGTTCGCCACCTCAACAAATACAACAAGGTAGGCACCAGCCACTATGCCCTTACGAACGATGGCGCAAATATGGAGATGTACGCCCGCAAGGTCGCCCTGCTCCAGGTCTTGAAGTACATGCCAAAGTCAATCGAAGTACAGAAAGCCATGGACGTGGCCCACGCAGTCGATTCCGGCAAAAACTTCACGATGGAAGGCGATATCGTTATTGTTCAGGACGAGCCAGAAGATCAGGCAGCAGTGCCCCAAAGCGTTGATATGCCGCGCTCACGAAGCGAACAAGCAGCCGCCCAAGCTGACCCAGCCGCGCCACTGACCGCTACGCAAATTGACTTCGTTAAGAACAAGATGGAGCTGGATGCCCTTGGCAGTGCTGACCTGTTCCGAAAGTTCGGCAAGAAATTAGAAGACTTCACTCAAGCTGAATTTGAAACTGTTCTGGCCTGGGTAAAGAACCCTGACTAATCATGCTGACGTTCGATGAATCAACACACACATATAGATGGCACGGCGTTGTTGAGCCTGGTGTGACCTCAATACTTTCGCCTCTAATCGACTATTCGATGGTCAAGCCAGAAGTCCTTGAACGCGGGCAAAAGTTGGGGACTGCTGTTCATCGAATGACAGAACTGTATGACCTTGACGACCTCGACGAATCATCTTTGTCGCCGGTGATGGTTAACTACCTTGAAGGCTGGAAGCGATTCAAGGAAGACACAGGATTCGTTCCGGCGACGATCGAGCATCGAATGTATCACCCAAAGCACCACTACTGTGGAACGTCCGACAGGACAGGCGTAATCAAGAAGCACAAGGCTGTTGTTGACATAAAGAAGATGCTCACTCTGGGGCCTGTTATCGGCATACAGCTTGCCGCTTACCAGGCAACGCACAACCTGGAGGGCTCGGGAATCACCCACCGGTACGCCCTCGGGCTCCGGCCAGACGGTACATACAGGTTAGAGCCATTTATTAACCCAGGTGACTTTGCAGTGTTTTTGTCACTTCTCACTATCAAGAACTGGAAAGCGCAACATGGAAACTGAAATCGAAACTACGCACATCACGATCGCAATACCAGCCAAAAATCCGGCCTTGGCCAGACGTGCCAGCGCTTTCGTCAAGATTGCAGAAAATTATGCGGTAACCAGTCCGCAAATGTTTGAACTTGCCGCCGAAGATCTGAAAAGCGTGAAGGCATTGCAAAAGCGCCTGGAAGATCAGCGCACCAGCGAAGTTGGGCCACTGAATGCAAAGGTCAAGGAAATCAACGACGAGTACCGAGCACCAAAAGACTGGTTATCCAATGCTGAGTCGATTCTTAAAGAGAAGTTGCTGACTTACACAACCGAGCAAGAGCGCATCGCTGCGGAAGAGCGCCGAAAAGCTGAGACGGCAGCGCGCATTGAACGCCAGCGTTTGGAAGCTGAAGCCAGGGAAAAACAAGCATTGGCGGATCGCCAAGCGGCACAGATTGCTGCTGCTGAAGCAGCACAGGCACGCGCCCAGGCAGAACAAGCAGATGCTCAGGCCACAGCAAACGCTGCCGCACAAGCAGGTGATCATGCTGCAGCACGCGAAGCCTTCGCCGCTGTTGACAAGGCTGAAACTGAACGCCTCGAAGCTGAGCAAATCGCTGTCCAGGCACGTCATGTACAAGAGCAAGCACAGCAGGATGCTTTTGCGACAGAGATGACCGCCCTTGTTATGACCGCTCCAGTTGTCGCGTCAAAGGCAAAAGTCGCTGGCATTTCGACCTCAAAGAACTGGAAAGCTCGCGTTACTGACAAGGCCGCGCTGCTCAAGTACATCGCAGACCACCCTGAAATGCACGATTGGGTTGATATCAGAATGACCGGTCTGAATGGCATGGCGCGGGCAATGAAGCAGACCATGAATATTCCGGGCGCAGAAGCATACCCAGATATTTCTGTCTCGGCCAGAGCCGCCTAACCACCAACAAACTCAACAACTATTGGAGCTGTCATGAACACAGAAACTCAGGAATTGCCGGAAATTACTCTGTCCCCAGTTGTTTCATCTCAACTGGCCGCGATTGGTCACTGCCCTGCTACCAATCGCCTGGCCATTCAGTTCAAAAGCTGGCGTGCTGATCAGCCTGGCAGCGTATATCACTACAGCGATTTTGACGCCGCTGCATTCGAGGCCTTCCGCACTGCTGAATCGCTTGGCTCGTATTTCAAGAAGTTCATCAAGCCATTCGATGACCGTTTTCCATTCGTAAAGGTTTCCTGATCATGCAAGAACTTCAAAACGTAGTTGCCACGTCCATGGCAAAAATTATCGAGTCTGGCGTCATTGAACAGACTATCGAGAAAAAATTGGTTGAAACAGTGAGCAGCATCATCACCAGCGAGTTGCGTGATTACTCTGAATTCGGCAAGGGCTTGCAGCAGCATGTAAAGGCAGCTCTGCAGGTCGATTTTTCAAGTCTTGGCATACCTGGATACAACGACTTCATATTGAAGATCATTCGCCAGCAGGTTACTGCACATGCTGACCTTGCAATTGCCAGCCAAATTAGCGGCCAATTGGAGCAGCTTTTGAAGCCAGCGCCAGCAACGATAAATATCTCTGAAATTGTAGCGAATTTCATCAAGTACAACACTCCGGATGGTTGCGAGTGTGATGGACCAGATGAAATCACGCTCATCATCGATGAAGAGTCATATGGCAGCCGCTGGGTATCGTTAGATAAAGAACCTGGAAAAACACTGTACCGCTGCGACTATCGCTTTGGAGTAAGTCTGTCTGACGGCCACGTCTTTGGTATGAATCTCGACGGTAAGGACATTGAAAAACGGCTGTTCGTGGGGAATTTCTACAGCTTTGAGCGTGACTTATTTCAGATGCATGCATCTGGTACCAAAGTAATCATCGACAAAGAAGCTGTAGATATTGATACCTACTACCCAGGGCGAGGTGACTGAACATGAACGCCCTGCAGCGCAACAAGAACAGAGCGACAGCCCGGCTGCTTGCCGAAGAAGTATATGAAGCAAATCTGCCAAACGGACTGACTTTGCGCGGGAATGTTCTGTATTTCGAGTGTCCGCGCTGTGGAAACGATAGTGAGTGGTATGGATCAGCCGAAGACTTCATGCACCCTGATGCGGTCAAAGCTTGTGGCGGAACGCAATGGTGCATTCCATGAACGGCCCGCAAGTCGTTTGCTGCTCATGTGGCAAAGAGTGCGGGATTTTCAGCCCATTCTGTAAGGCATGCCAAAAGCTCACCCAAGGTGATGCCCTCCCAGAGTCCAAGGCAACACAACCGACATCGGAAGAACTTGAAAAAGCTGGTCAAACAAGACTTATCCCATAAGGAATTGATATGTGGTTTAAAAATATACAGATATTCAGACTGACGCAGCCATGGGCGATAACTTCCGACGAGTTGCAAGCTCAGTTGGCCAAGATCCAGTTTGCGCCGGCGGCATCCAATGAAATGCAAAGCCAGGGTTGGGCATCGCCCCGCGAGAATGATTTGCTGGTCCACGCGGTCAACAAGCAATTCCTGATCTCGTTGGCGACTGAAAAAAAGCTTCTGCCCTTCTCCGTCATCAATCAGGCGACCAAGGCCCGTGCCTTGGAGGTCGAAGAAGAGCAAGGCTTCGCACCTGGTCGCAAGACGGTCAAGGAGCTGAAAGAGCGCATGACGGAAGAACTGCTGCCGCGCGCGTTCGCAGTCAAAACCACCACTAAGGTCTGGATTGATACCGTGAATTGCTGGCTGGTCATTGATGCATCCAGCCCTTCTGCTGCAGATGAAGTAATCAAGCTCCTGCTGAAATGCTGTGACAAGTTGCCACTGGAAGGCCTGCGCACAGCTATCTCGCCACAATCGGCAATGACAAGCTGGCTGGCAGGAAATGAAGCGCCCATGGGCTTCACGATTGACCAGGACACAGAGCTGAAGTCTTCAACAGAAGACAAGGCCACCGTGCGCTATACCCGCTACACCCTGGAACCAGACGACACATTGAAGCACATCAGTGCGGGCAAGCAGTGCACAAAGATGGCACTGACTTGGGACGACAAGATTAGCTTTGTTCTGACCGATACCCTGGCGATCAAGCGCATCAAGCCGCTGGACGTGCTGGAAGAAGGCAAGGACAAGGGCAGCAACCAGGACGAGCGCTTTGATGCTGACTTTGTGCTGATGACTGCAGAGCTGGCAAAGATGCTTGATGACGTGGTGTTTGCGCTGGGTGGGGAAGCATCATGCCCTGCTACATAGAGAATTTCCCAGACGGCGGCACATTCTTCTTATGCGGCGACTTCGGCCCACATTGCGCCGCCGAGAAATGTGCTGCCAGCACTTATTTCTTGTGTGACTTTCCTGTGGGAGATGAAAAAACTTGCGATTTGCCACTCTGCGCAAGTCATGCCTACGAAGTCGCACCAGATATCCATTACTGCCCAGGGCATTTGATTTTATGGAAAGAATTTAGGGAAAAGGGTGGCGTTGAACAGGAACTGAAGAATGTAGTTCCCTTTGAAGGTAAATAGCAAGAATGATCATAAGCAAAGAGCGCATCAAGCGCGAATACGACCACCTTGCCCAGCATGAGCCGCCAGACCAGGCAGCGCAATGGACAGCCGAAAAGCTCGGCATCCCCGTGGCAACAGTAAAACAAACAATTCATGAACAGGAGCAACAAGCATGAGAGCAATTACATTCCGCCAAAGCAACGTAGAAGCGCCTTTACCAAAACCTTGTTTTCACCTGGCGTCTGAATTTGCAACACCAAACGCGCAAAACAACCAGATCAACAAGGTTATCAAGGCTGCAGGCGTGAAAAACGATGCAGGTCTGGCTCGGCTGCTGGAAGTCGCACCGCCAGTAATTAGCAAGATCCGCCACAACCGTTTGCCGGTAGGCGCAACGTTGGCTATAGCGATCACAGAAGAAACTGACCTGTCTATTACTGATATCAAAGCCATTTTGGAAGGCCAGGTGGCTGCATGATCATCGAGAAAGATATCAGGCATTTCCACTTTTGCTGTGGCCTCGGGGGCGGCAAGAAGGGATTCAACAAAGCCAAGCCGCGCGTGGGCAACATGGTTGGCAAGTTGCGCTGCATCGGAGGCGTGGACGTTGACCCTGCAGCCATTCGCGATTTTGACAAAATGGGCGATGGCAGACCAGGCACGGTTATGGACCTGTTCACCCGTGGCCAGTATACCGCCTTCCATAGCAAGCAACCTCCTGGCGAATGGCAAGAAGTCACGCCTGCAGATATACGCCGCGCGGCTGGCAATGAAAGCCCGAACATTGTTTTCATTTCTAGCCCATGCAAAGGTGCGTCCGGTCTGTTGAGCGAAAAACTCAGCCAAACGGCAAAGTACCAGGCATTGAACGAACTGACGCTGCGCTGCATCTGGCTCATGGCAGAGGCCTGGCAGGATGACCCAGTCGAGCTGATTGTATTCGAGAACGTACCGCGTCTGGCTACCCGTGGCCGCCACCTGCTCGACCAGATCAACCAGTTGCTTAACCGCTACGGCTATGCAGTTGCCGAGACAACCCACGACTGCGGCGAACTCGGTGGCCTGGCTCAATCACGCAAGCGATTCTTACTGGTGGCCCGCCACATGGAAAAAGTACCGCCGTTCTTGTATGAACCAGAGAAAAAGCGCCTAGCTGCTGTCGGTGACGTTCTTGGCCGCATGCCCATGCCAGGTGATCTGACTGGCGGGCCAATGCACCGCATCCCTCGACTGCAGTGGAAAACATGGGTGCGCCTGGCATTTGTTGAAGCTGGCTCAGACTGGCGCAGCTTGAACAAGTTGGCCGTGAACAATGGGCACCTGAGCGATTACCTGATTGTGCCTGAGTATCGCTCTGGATACCTTGGCGTACAAAACTGGTCTGATACTTCGGGCACGGTCTGCGGGAAATCAAATGCGACAAATGGCGCGTTCTCAATTGCTGACCCTCGGATGGTGACCACTGCCGAATACAGCCAGTACGGTGTGCTGCCATGGACAGACTCAACAGGCGTTATCAGCGCTCAATCCGCCCCTGGTGGAGGCAAGTACTCGGTTGCAGACCCGCGCATGCTGGATAGCAGCCATCACAACAACTGTTTCAGAGTTGTTGCCTGGGACGGCCATGCTGGCACCGTCACTTCTGGCCATGGCCCAAGCAGTGGCGGCGGATGCGTAGCAGACCCGCGTCGTGCTGGTCCTTCATTTGGCAAATACGCCGTGACCAAATTTGACGAGCCTGCCGGTACCGTGATCGCAGGCAGCACGACTGGCCAAGGTGCATTTGCAGTGGCCGACCCACGCACAAGCATGAATCGCAAGTCAGGCGATGCGTACCTGACGGGCGGTCATTACGGTGTAGTGCCATGGGATGCTGCCTGCGGAGCTGTTAGCGCATCGGCTGGCCTGGACAATGGCCGCTGGTCGGTCGCCGATCCTCGTATCGCTACCCTGCCCGCCATGGATGAAAAGACGATTGCCATCATTCAGTCTTTGGATGGCACTTGGCACCGCCCATTTACAACGCTGGAACTGGCCGCACTGCAAAGCCTGGTCGAGCCAGAGGAATACTTGGAGCTGGACGGCCTATCTGATAGTGCTTGGCGCGAGCGTATCGGGAATGCGGTGCCACCTGCAGCAGCAGAAGCAATCGCCGAAGTCATGGGCACAACTCTACTACTGGCCTGGTCAGGAGAAACGTTCGTACTGTCGGCAATGCCTATCTGGGTGAAACCGGTGGCGGTTGCTCTGTCGGTTGCGCAAGGGGAAGCAGCGTAATGTCACACAACAAGACACCATGGAACCCATCAAAGACGGCAACTGCCAGGGTGAGGAATCCCCTGCCCGCGCCTATTGTGTGCCCGTTCTGCATGCATTGCTCAGTTCAAATTGTTCATCACGACTATGTGTATGGTCGGGTGTACGGCGAATGGCCATGGGTCTATATGTGCAAGGCTTGCTGGGCATACGTGGGCATGCATCCATTCACCAACATCCCTCTGGGCACTCTGGCGGATGCCCAGCTGCGCAAAGCCAGGAAGGAGTGCAAACAACCGTTTGAAGTACTGTTTCAGTCGAAGAAGATGACTCGCGACCAGGCTTATGCAGGTCTGGCTGCACATATGCGCCTAACCTCAGAAACATGCCATTTCGGCTGGTTCGACATCGGGCAGTGTGAAAAAGCGAGGGCCTGGGCAGTCAGTGCATTGCGCGGGGTAACTGTATGAAATTATTGCCCTCGATCATGAAGCAAGTTGATTGCCTCTTTAGTGGCAATTTCAACAGCGCGTCTGATCTCGCCGATTTCAGAGGATGCTGCAACGGAACCTTTAACGGTGCCTTTGACCTCGTCGCCAAGCTTGATCTCAGCTTCCCATGTGACTTGTCTGCGGCTCTCTTCCAGGGTGCCCTTGTACGCATACATCACTTCAGGGGCGGAGTCGGGTCTGCAATAACCATCGTAAGAGTGAATCATGTCTAATTTACCAATAAAAGAAAAGCCAATTTTGTTTTCGGGGATCATGGTACGCGCTCTGCTGGATGGGAGCAAGACGCAGACGCGGCGACTAGTCACACCGCAACCAAGCTTAGTTCACCTTGGATTGCCCATTAAATTTACACCTCAGGACGAAAAATTAGGCAGGGTCGGAATGGTGGTTCCTTGCGCTTACGGTGCAGAAGGCGAGCAGATCTGGGTGCGTGAAACCTTCTTTGCGTATGGCCGCTGGGAGACTCGTTATAGCGAGAAAAAGAAGCGCGATGAATGGCATTTCATTGATATGACCCTAGAGCGTGGTTGCACATATCAATATGCAACAGACAATCCATATGTGCTACTGGCAAATAATCGCGTTCCTGGCTGGTACAAGCGCCCCGCTATCTTCATGCCACGTGCTGTTAGTCGCCTGCAGCTCGAAATCATCAAAGTGCGCGTAGAGCGCCTGAACGAAATTAGCGAAGACGATGCAAAGGCTGAAGGTGCGCCAGGTTACGAAGAAAGTATAGACCCTTCCCCACCTGATGAACACTGCGAGTGGTCATATCAAGCGTCGTTCCGCAGGCTTTGGGAATCTATCAACGGCGCTGCCAGTTGGGCAAAGAACCCATGGGTTTGGGTAATTGAATTTAAGAGGGTTACGACATGAGCATCATTCGTGAGAACTTAATGACACAGCGCGGCTATACCCCGTACTGCGGAAATGGGCATTGTGCAGGACTAATGCCACGCACAGTGTTTAACGGCAACCAATTTGAGTGCAGGGCTTGCGGCTGGATATCTGGTTTTGAAGTTGATTTCATTGCTGAATATAAAGCAAAGTGGAAAGGCGATCAATCATGAGTGAAAACACCAAAATTGAATGGTGCGACCACACATTCAACCCCTGGGAAGGTTGCCAGAAGATCGGCCCAGGCTGCGACCATTGCTACGCAGAGACGCGCAATGCGCGGTTCTCTGGTGGTCAAGCGATCAACTGGGGACCAGGCGCACCACGTCGCCGCACATCTGCCGCCAACTGGAAATTGCCATTGAAGTGGAATCGTCAGTTTGAACTCAAGCAAAACGCATGGAGGAAATTCGTAGCCTCGAATCCTGGCATGAGCGATCAACAACTGCTAGAGGCAGGCTTCGTGATGCCGAAACGCCCTCGCGTGTTTTGCGCAAGCCTGGCAGACGTGTTTGACAATGCAGTCTCTGACGACTGGCGTGCGGATCTGTTCGACTTGATCGCTGCCACCCCTAATCTTGACTGGCTGCTGCTTACCAAGCGCATCGGCAATGTTGAGGCAATGGTGCCATATGAATGGACATGCCCGAAACGCGGCTGGCCAGTAAACGTTTGGCTCGGTGCCACGATCGTCAACCAGGCGGAAGCAAACCGCGACATTCCTAAATTGCTGCGTGTGCCAGCGGCCAAACGCTTTCTCAGCATGGAACCTTTGCTTGGACTGGTGCAAATTGATGTGATCGAACTTGGAGGTGTATCTGAGATATATCCTCTTGTGGGCACAACACGATGTGAAGATTTTGACGGCAATCCGATACCAGACATCCCCGCGCTTGATTGGGTAATTGTTGGTGGCGAGTCGGGCCCCGGCGCACGACCGAAGAGCCCGGAATGGGCCCGAAGCCTGCGCGACCAGTGCCAGACGGCCAGTGTGCCGTTCCTGTTTAAACAATGGGGCGAATGGCTCCCGATGCTGGGTCAAGCCGAAGGCGTGCCAGTACGAGCAAAGACCACAACTCCAGACGGCTGGGTTATGGGGCACGCTGGCAAGAAAGCCGCTGGCCGCCTGCTTGACGGCGTCGTGCACAACGGATTTACGGAGATTTGACATGGCACACAACACAAAGGAAATGCTGCGCCTGATCAAGGCGAACCCTGGAATCAGGCAAGTTGAAATTGCAGATAAGGTCGATTGCGAAATAGAAGCTGTCGAATGGGCGCTCAAAGTGCAAATTGAAATGGGCGACGTTGTGAGAAGCCAAGTTACTGGCCCCAATGGTGTCACACAGTCTGCTTACAAATTGGCCGCGAATTTCGAGGTGCTAGAAGATGCCGCGCCGATAATGTCAGTTGCACCGAAACCTGCACCAGAAAGCAAGGCGGCACCAGCCCCTCTCCAAACCAAGCCTAGCAAATCCAAGCCGGAATTGGCAATTGACTATTTGGCAAAGGTTGGCTTTGCCGATGATGTCGCCTTGCGTGTTGTCATGGGCCTGCACATTGGTGGCAATGTCAAAGCTTATCTAGCAACCGCGCTGGATAAACGCAAAGTCATTCGTGCCAAAATAAACGGCGTTATGGGCTACGCAATTGGCGATGGCACGCCGACCAAGGTAGCCGAAAAGCAGCCGGTGATTCAGGAGCATAAAACAATGTCCATACCAGTATTTGCGGCGTCAACGCCTGCAATCACTACACCAGCGCAATCCATTGCAGTAGAACCAAACCACTCCCCTGCACCAATCGTCGCCACGCCGAATAAATACCAGCGGCAAGTTAAAGGTGCAACGGTGGACGTGTACGATATTCTCAAGGCATGGGATGTGCGTAATCCGGCCGTTCAGCACGCAATCAAGAAACTACTGCAGCCTGGTCAGCGCGGCCACAAAGACATGTTGCAAGACTTGCGCGAAGCAGGTCAGTCGGTAGCACGTGCGCTGGAGCTCGAAAGTGTTCCGCAAGATGGCAACGGATAAGAAAGAATAATTATGCCAAAAACTAACGATGAGTCAGGGTTCAGTCACAAGTGGCCGAAAGGGAAAACCAAGACCACTTACATGTGCATGAGCATCGCCGGTTTCATACGAAACAACAAGTTCCCAAAAGGCTGGGACTGCTTTGAAAAGCCCGATGGCTCCCCGATGAGTCCTGGCCAGGCATTCACGTTGTTGAGCGCACACCAAGCCAAGGGCCACAAAGTAATCTCGATCAGTCATGAGTGCGACAACCCTTGCAAGCACGCAGACCAAGGATGCACAGGATTCGACTACGAAAACGGATGCCCTGGATTCTTCAAGGATGTTCAAGAGGGAAAGGATGCAACATGAAACAAGAACTTAGAGAACGGTATGCCATGGTTGCCCAGGTATTGACAGACAAGTGGCTATATATCGAAGACATCATGGTCGAGCTGCGGACATCAGAGAACTATGCCCGCAAGCTTGTCGGTGACCTTGTGTTTTCTGACCACGTGTTACAGCGCCCTATTCCAACAGCCCGAGGGCGTAACCGGAAACAGTTTAGTTGGCATAGCGGTAAGCCGGTGCCGACAACGTACACCAGGCAATTCACACCGCAACAAATCGATATTTGCCGCACTGACCCGCTTATGATTGCGCTGTACGGACCAGCAATAACCAGGGGGCATGTATGAGTGCGCAAGACTATGCTTTGACTGACATAGAATTAAAGGAAATGACTGGCTATTCTCGCCCAGCGTACCAGTTGAAAACTCTGAAGGCATTGGGCATACCTGCGAAAAAGCGCCCGGACAATACCCTGCTAGTGATGAGGATGCACTGTCTTACTCCAGTTGCACAACAAGCCGCCAGCGGCCCCAAATTGAAATCTGCAAGAAAATAGATGAATCGCCCAAGACTAAAGAAAACTGGATTGCCAAAGCGCGTGTACTTGAAACATGGCGCTTGGCGATTCATGTCCGCAGAAAAAATTAGAGACCCGCAGGACGGCAAATTAAAGACCTGGATCACGCTTGCCCGCGAATCTGAAGGAATCAGTGCAATGTATAGTGCACTTGCGAAGCTGTTTGGAGAAAAACAGCTTCAAGAAGATTCAATGCCCCATCTATGCGCAGAATTCAAGTCCAACAAGTTAGCCAGGTATGGAAAGGACACCAAAGAGCAGTACACCCGTTTTTTGAATATCATCGCCGATGATTTCGAGGATTTCACTGTTGCTCAGGTAACAACCAAAGATTTTGCAGACTTCTTGAAGAATAACTTCAAAGGTAAGAACAATACAGCCAAGAAAATCACTGCCCTAGCTGCAAAACTTTTTCGATACGGCATATCCGAACTCGGCTTGCGCCAAGACAACCCAATTGACCAACTTGATGTATCAGACTATGTAACCACGCGCCGAGAATTTTGCCCAACACATGAGCAGATTGAAAAAATACGGGTAGCAGCGCTGACAAGCACACCACGGCAAGACAATGGAACAACATACGACACACTTAGCGGTCCAATGTTCTGTTGCATCGTTGATATGACATATCTTTGCTGGGCGCGCGCCATTGACATGCGTGAATTGAAAGAATCGCAAATTGAGAGTGGAAGAATTCGTATCAAGGCATCGAAAACAAAGCACTCAAGCGGGCAGGCTGTAGATATTTTAATTACACCACAAATTCAAAGAGTAATTGACTATGCCAGGGCCATCAAAAAACGATATGGGGTGATCAGTCCTTATCTTTTTCCAGTGGCACAAGGGAAAACCAGGGGCGGGCCATATACCAAAAGTGGACTCACTTCCATGTGGGAAAGAGCCAGAGAACGCGCCGGTGAAATAGAGGTGCAATTCCGTGACTTGCGCGCCCTTGGCGCCACAGATGCCGCAAGAGCGGGTAAAACCAAAGATGAAATACGTGCACGCTTAGTGCATACAACGACAAAGACAAGTGAAATTTACATCAAAGATGTTATCCCTGAGACATCAAGTTTAGACTTAAAAATGCCTTGGGAAAGTGTCTAA